CACTTGTATCAAATTTAGGGAACATCATTGTAGAAAATTCATCTACAATACCACCTCTAGCAGATAATCTTGTTGATGTACTAGTAGATAAACCTATGTTTATTTTTCTTAAAAGATTTTGTATGTAGTTACCACTCAAAAGTTTAGCAAACCCTTGTTGTTCTTTTAAAGGAATGCCTTTAAGAGCACCAGCTCTTAAGCTTCTACTCATAAAACCAAGAACCAATCCTCCACGCAAGTAGCTATAAAATTCTTCTTCAGTCTCTCCATAAAGAGTACCTACTCCAGCACCCATACCCGCACCTATAAAAGGTCTAGTAAAGTTATATGCAAGTGCTCTACCTAGTTGAGATTTTAAACCTCCAATAGCATGAACTTGTTTAACTATTTCTAGATTATATCTACTTTCAGCTTTAGCTTGATTTTCAATAGCCTTATGTGCTTGACGACCATACTCTATTTTTAATTTATTTAAGTCTTTTATATTACCCTTTAAGTCTTTTACTTTAGTACCACTTAAAAGTTTTTTTTCTTCTGGACTTAATTTAGCATATATTTTTTTATACTCTTTAGTAGTAATTGTTCCTTTAAATTTATTAATTAATTTTATAATATTTTCTCTAGGTAAAACATACTTTATATAATTATTATCTTGAGCTGTTAATTCTCTAAATAATTTTTGTACTGATGGAATATTACTTATCTTTTTTATATCTGCTAATTGTTTAGCACTAAGATTTAAACTTTTTATTTGATTTTCTGCTAGTAATTTTTTTACACCTTCTTGAGTAATCTTATCTTTACTAAATAAATTAGGGGCAACTTTACCTGCTACTTTAGAAATACCAGCAGTTACTCCAAGAGCAATAGGAGATAGTATTGCACCTGCTCCTCCTGCAAGTAATGCTTCCTCTTTTGTAAGCATTCTTCCTTCTTTAGCTCCGACATGAATTGAAGAAGCTCCTACTCCTACTCCTGCTCCTAAAGCTGCAGTAGCTCCACCAGCTGCTGTATATTTTTTCCATCCTTTGTAAGCTCGTCCTGCTTGTGCGGCTCTTGCCCAAGGCATAAGTAAATATACTGGGTCACTTACCATAACTAAACCACGACCACCCCATACATAAGCATTGTTATCATACTCCCCACTTTTAGCCCAAGGAAACTTTTCATAAATTGCTTCCATTCTTTCTTTTTCTATTTGTTTAGCAGTTTTAGAAGTAAAAGCAGCTTCTCCTAGCCTTAACATATCCCCAATTAAATAAGTTTCTAGAGAAGCTCCGTATTGAGCTAATTGAGCATTAGTAGGTTTATCTATATTTGGTTGGATAATTTTAGAATCTTCATCCTGTAAATATAAAGGAAGAGTATTATTAGATTTTATAGAAGAATCTTCATCCTGTAAATATAAAGGAAGATTAGAATTACTTTCAGAAGGAACAGTAATAGATTCTGTAGAAGAATCTTCATCCTGTAAATATAAAGGAAGATTAGAATTATTCATATTATTATTATTATTATTATTGAGTATTATTTATAGCATCTTGTATTCCACCAACAAATTCTTCATCTGTTGTAGGAACTTTTACTTCTGTGATTGGTCTAAATCTAATAGTAGTTACATCACGGCCATATTCATTTTTTACAGTGTCATGATATGACTCATATTTTTTACCATCTTTAGTAGTTATAATGTCTCCAACACTCATCATATTATTACCACCAGTTCTAAACATTTCTTGTTGAGCACCACCTGGAGCTTCGTAAGATAAATTATTAAGATAATCAGCTGTTATTAAATTTTTTTCCGTAGCTTCAGATAAGTTCATTTTAGAAACATCTTGTGATTCCTCCTCAACAATTTCCTCATCAGAGTTTTGCGTTAATTCCCACTCTTTATATTTCTCCTTTAAATCATCAGATAAACTATCAATAGTTACATCTTTAAATTTACCTTCAGTCGCTTCAATCATATTTTTGAGTTCTTCAAATGTTCTGTGTACACCTAATTCAGTAAATCCTTGTCCATCATCATCTACAACAACTGTACTTCTTATTACATTATTAATCTCTTCTTGTGTAGCATCTTGATTTAATATTTTAAATACTTCTGCATCTATTATATGAGTTAAAGCACCCATAGTTGTCTTACCTTCACCATTTGCTTTTACTATATCAGTTAATACGGTTTGTAAATACTCCTGAGTATTCGTTAACTCACCTGTGTCGAGATGCTTAACTTCTTCTGGTAAGTCTTTCCATAAAGGTAAAACCTTAGTAGGTATTAAATAAGTTCCTGCTATTGGGTCACCACCTAAAAAGAAAATATCTGCTATACCATCCCAATTATCTGTAGTATCTACTTCTATTGCTCTTCTAGCTATTTCAAAATTAAATCTGTCTTTAAGTTTACCACTACTATTGGTAATAGTATTACCAGTTATCCACCCAGCTCTATGATAAAGAGCTATTGCAACATCATTTTGTATACTATCCGCTCTACTAACTAGAAAAGCAGCTTCTGGTTTTAACCCGTCAATTTTTCCAGTTGCGGTATCCCACTTACCTAATACCTCAACATCGTTAACAGTAAGACTTGATAAGAGAGCCTTCTGTGTATTATCAGCAAATGCTCCAGAATTTTCATCTGTACTTTGTATAAATCTATCATTAATTATTTTCCAATTCTCTTCTTGGACTTCATTTTTATCCATATCAAGAAATTGTAAAGGGTTATTTAAATCAATAAGCTCACCGTCCCAGTAACTACTAACTATTCCCTCAGTTCCTGCTTCAACACTTCTTAAGCTAGTGCTACTATCATCATCAGTAGCATCCCATGCATACTCTTGTCCAGCATTATAGTAGTCACTAAACTCTTTATTGCTTCTTTTACTTCCTTCTTCTAAGTTAGTTTGAAGATTAGCAAGAACTTCATCCCCACTATCCCAATTTTTTCCTCTAAGAAAAGTAGTCCATTTACCTCTAGTTGAATCTTTTAATTCATCTATTTTCTTTGGGTACATATCCATATCATAGTATTCTTTACCCCACTGTGGAGCAATAGGCGATGGATTATAGTTACTACTTAATTTCCATTGTTTTACATCACCTACTTTTTTACCTTCAGGAATATCATCTTCGTCAGTATAGTTTATAGGTATTATATTATTCATATAAGTGCTAATGATAGCTTCTTTTTGTTCTTCATTTGTCCAAGTTTTTCCATCAATTGATGCTAATTGTTCTGCTATATTTGTTTTTGAAGATGAAGGCCCTATAGCTTTTAATTTAACATCTCTAGCTAACCATGCTTCTTCATTTTTTTTATATATTGCTTCATCAGTAGCATATTTTTGAGTAGCGATAGCCATATATAACTTATTTAATTCTGCTAGTTGTTCACCACGCTCTTTAATTTTCTCTGCTTTATTAAGTTGGTCATCTCTTGCAAACGCTCCTGCTAAATTTAACCAATCACCTTTATCCCAAGCCATATTATACCTCTTCTTCTTCTTGTGTTATTTGTTCTGCGGGTAAAACTCCTGCTTCTTCTGCTGTAGGAAGCTCTTCAACTCTTGCAAGTAAAGAAGGTTCAACACTAGAACTTTTAATATTTTCTGGTTTTATTTTTTTTACTTTTTCAGATTCTGAAAGATATAGTTCTTTATCTTCAAGACTCATTTCATCTGCATCTTCACCTTCATAAAGAACATAATCATCTATTCCTGCATTTTCAGTCATAGCTAATAATAAATATAATACTGGCTCAACTAATAATAACATTAAATCAGGATTAATTTTTCCACTCCTAACTGAAACATACAGAATAGTTTGTGCTATTTCATCAATAGGAGTTTTATTCATTATAGAACCAAGTAATTTAATATACCTTTCTTCTTCAGTAATTTGCATAAACAAATCTTCCATAAAAGGTCTAACTTCTGTATATTGAGGTGGACTCTCCCAAGGAAACTTTTGTTCTGGATTAGCTGTTAAACTTTCTCCTGGCGTAGGAGCATCAAATGGGTTTAAAACTTTACCATCTGACAATACTACTCCACCTGGAACATCTGCTCCTTTAGGTTTTTCTTTTATTTGTTCTACCATGTTATTTTTTATCCTTTAATTTATCTTTTAATAATTCATCTAAGGGATTATCAGGTAAGTTCAATTCTTTTTTTCTTTCTTTTTCCTGTTTTTCTCTTAGTTTCATGAATTCAAATTCAAGTTGTTTTTCTTTATCTTTTAAAGATTTATCAGATACCATAATATTATATCATATTATTTATGAAAAGTCAAGAATTAATTTAACAATGGGTTAGATTGTTCTGCTTTTAATTCTTCTATCTTAGCATCTAGATATTCCATAGCTGCACCATTAATTGCTACATCTTTTTTAAGACCATCTATTTCTTCTTTTAGTTCTTGATAGTCTTCTTCTTGAGAGGCACCAAGTGCATTTACTCTATCGTTTATTTTTTCATTAAGTTCTTTTATGTCTTCGTTTATTCCTGATAAATCAGTTGACTCATAAGATACTCCTTCAAGTGAACTAAGTCTTGTGTTGAATTCACCCCAGGCATAAAATCCTCCACCGATAGCTCCTACTACGCCAATCAATGCTGCATAGCTTGATAATTTATTAATTAAGTCTGGCATCCATTAACTCCTTTAATTTAAAATAAGCTTTATTAGTATTATCTTTTGCATCTTTTACTTTTAGTTGATATTGAACTATTGGGTCAAAACCAATCATTTTATTTATAGCTGCAACATTTGTATAAATTTCATTAGAATAAGAATCTAAACTAACTTGATTAAAAAACTCAGGATTACCTTGAGGTAATTGCCGTGTATCAAATAAAGCTTGATTTATATCCATATAACTAGAAATATCTGGTTGAGAAGCTACCATTTCTTTAGATACTATTTCATTAACCGCATCTAAAGTTATACTAACTCTTTGCATTTCATTAGATATTTTATTTTTAATTACTTTTTCTAACGCAGCAACCTTGATATCTAAATCAACTTCCACTCTTTCGTTAGTTTCGGATTCATTTGAGATAGATTCTCCGCTAGAACTTGGTTCTTTATTTGAGTCTCCTTCAACAACTGTGAGTTCAGCTGACTCCTCGTCAAGTGATTCTTCTTGTTCGGCAACGTCTGTTGTCTCCTGCGGCTCGTCTGTAATAACGCTTTCGCTACTGGGTTGTTCTTCAATCTGTTCATTACTTGTTTCCTCAATTGGTTCTTCATTAGTCATAGCTATTTCTTCAGTAGGTTCTTCCATCAAAGGTTCTTCATTTTCTACTATAACTTCTTCTTTAAACTCTTCAACCATTTCCATTGGTGGTTCTTCTTCAAAATATTCTTCAAACATTTCCTCAAACATCTCTTCTGCCATTTCTACATTCATTTCTTCCATAGGTATTTCTTCAAACATCTCATCAAACTCTTCTATGAATGCTTCATCTGTAAATGCTTCCATATATATTTCTTCTTCAAAGTACATTTCTTCTTCAAAGAACATTTCTTCCATTGGAGGTAGCTCAGTTATATTAAACTCTTCAAAGTATTCATCTTCAAAAGTTATTTCTGGTAGTTCATCAAAGAACTCTACTTCTTCAAAGGCCATATCTTCTGGAATAAATTCTTCCAGTTCAAACTCTTCGTAATAGTCATCCGTAAAGTAATCTTCTTCAAAAAAAAATTCATCAAGTGTTAAATAGTCTTCTTGTATTTCAAATTCTTCTTCTTCATAAAAGTTATCATTAAATGAATAATCAAAATCCATATCTTCTATTATGCCTGGCTGTTCATAAAGATATATATCATCTAGATATATGTCACTTTCAAATGTATCTAAAAAAGTTTCGACTTCAGCTATTTCATCTTGACCTACACATGTTGGTGGTGTCTTTTCCCAACAATACTGAACTGTAGTTACTGTTGTAGAAGAAAGAACATCATATGTTAGTTTTAATTTCGGGTCTTTCACATCGACACCGCTGTGGCCTCCGTTATAGTTGGCGTTCCCTTGTATATCAAAACTAAACCTAGCAGTTAAAGAACCGTGACTATTTTCTGTATTAGGTGTAATAGTTAATGTATTAGAATAATTATTAAACTGATAGTTATGATTTGTAGTATCTTCTAAAGTTATACTTTGTGTTGTAGTATCAATACCATTAGTTGCTGTCTGTGTCATAGTGACAGTAGACTCTTGTGGATTCCACCATCTTATGTCTGCAGATAATTCAGAAGTTAATCCTTGTTGTAATTCTTGTTCTGTTAATATATCTTGAGATTGAATAGTTGTTTCTGCATACTTTCCATCTTTTCCTGTAAGATAAACTGACTCATTAATATCAGATGAGTCTGGAAACATAGTGCCTTGCCAACTACCATCATTCCATTTCTGAGATATTAAATTATCTGTAGTTACAGAATTACCAGTTGTAACAGTAGTTACTGTAGTAGTATCACCTGGGTTGGGAGTGTCTTCAATAGTTACAGTCTGGCTATTTGCTACCGAGCTGAACAGCATTACCATTGCCGTCAACGATATAAGCTTCCTTATCATCCATTGCCTCCGTAATCTTTGCATCAACTTCTTCCATGTATCTTAGAGTTTTTGTGTACTCTTCGTAGTCTGGTCTTTGTTCGTCGTATTTATTCCATTCTTCTAGAGCGTCTCCTCCTATTTTACCATTGAATGGGCACGGTGTTCCCGCATGAGCCATAGCTGAAAATACTCTAGCATCTTGACATAAAATACTTACCGCTGCTACCTTCATATTAAAATCAAAAAGAAGTTTAGAAAGTTTCATTCTTTCACAATTCATATCTCTTTTAGTAATTCCAATGCTACCACCTATTAAAGGTTTTTGTATTCCTAAACTAACACCAACTGTACAAAGGTCTTGCGACATTGCTGAAATTCCTGGAGCAGATGCTGATGGAACTGTACGAGTATCACCAGTATAGGAATTATTATTAGTAGTTGCATTTGTAGTAGTATTAGAAGATGAACCACTTTGATAATTCGTTGTACTTTCTGAATTATATCCTCCTGTAATAGCGGTATTACTTCCACTTGAATTTACTTGGTCATTTGTAGTTGCTCCACTAGATGTAACATCATTATCTGCCATTGCAATACTAAGACTACAAAACATTACAGCTGTAATAACAACTGCCATTAAAATATTTTTCATTTATGTCGCCCTTATTAATTAATCAATCTTTATTATTTTTCTTTGTTTTAATAAAAAGTCTTAATATAAATTTTATAAACCTTTTAATATGTCCTAATACAAACTCATTTAAAAACCATCTTACTACACGCATCACAATAAGAATGGGGCTGGATAAAACATCAAATACAACAAGAGATACATCTACTCCTGTATCAACTATGTTATCTAAATTAAAATATTTCTTAATTCCCCGTTGGGTTTTCTGTGAGGATTTTGACAATTCTCTTCCTCCCCATGTCTATCTCGACCTCAGCCTCTACCTGTACACACTGCATGTAAACTCCTTCTTGGTCTGGGCCTATGTTTTGCATAGCTGTGCGTTTAGTTTTAAGACAATCAGCCATGCCTTCGGTCGGCACTGATTCTATTACACCGCCATTTACAATTAATAATACTGCAAACAATGTCTCAATCATATGATATTCCGTTCTGTCTTATCTTATCAATTAACATTTCAACATCTATCATACGTTCTTCAATGAATTGTATTTGCATATTTAGTTTTGCAATCTCTGGAATCTCTGAATTAACATGAGTACGAAGTTCTTCTTGTGTTTTTGACAGCCATTCTACCAACATGTAGAGCTCGTTTACTTGTGGACTGACCATGGTGCCTTTGGGGACTCCGTCTATAAACTCATTAGCGGCTTCCATGTCTTGTGCCATTAACTGTTGATTTGTCTCCAGCTTGTTTAATCTTTCCTGGATTGAGAAAAAACTCATAGTTCCTATTGCGACTGCTGCGAGGATGGCAATTAAATTACGAGCAGGGAGAGAAATTTGCGTTGCGTCTGAAATTTTCATTTAAATTTACTATTAGTTGCCTCGATAATCCATTCTTTCTTTTGCACCCATAAACCAATCTGATTGTGCTCTATTTAAGAACTGTCCTGAAGTTGCTGCATATACATCAGAACCAGCATATCTAGTTCCAAACGGGTCTAAACCAGCACTTCCTCCCATAGGAACATATGGATTTTCTCCAGGGTCTTGACCAAGAGAAGTTAGATAACTCATAGCAGCAGAGCCTCCTCTTTGTAATAAACTAGGAGTTTTATCTTGGCTTCCATAAGTAAAATTATCTGGTCCTTGGTAACGAAGTTTACTATCTTTTATACCAACATAGTCCATTCCGTAATCTTTAAATTGAACATTAGCAGTATCTCCTGTCCAGTGATAGTTCACACCACTAGCCCCTTCTCTAAATTGTGTCATACCAAAATCTTTAGATTGACTAAAATCTAATGTATATTTATTAGCATCTCCTACAGATACTCCATTTTCCATCATATGTTTATGAGCATCATAAGAATTTAATCCATGTTCTTTTGAAAGTGTATTAGCATATGTTTGAACATCAGGAGTATACATTGATGTTGTACCAGACATAGCTTGATTAATAATTTGTTGTGAAGCCATATTCATTTGATTAGCATTAAAAGCTTGAACACCACCAGTTTGAACTACACCGCTAGATGTTCCCCAAACACCTGTACTTCTAGTAAACTGTCCAGTACCAACTTGCATTGGAGTTGTCCTCGCTATAGTTGGAGACCAGTTAGCACCAGTTTCAACAGCTTTAGTTATTAATTTTTCTGTACCCATTCCAGCTCTACCAGAAAGAACATCTCCAGTACCTTTCCAAAGATTACTAAAACCTTCAGATACACTTCCGCCTGTTCTTACACCTGCTGCATTTTTAACTCCAGCAAAACCTTCAAAAGTTTTACTTAAAGTTTGAGTAATACCTTGATATGTTCCTTTTATAAAATGTCCTGCTCTACTAATACCTGACCAAGCACTGTGTCCTAGTTGTGCTAGTGTATTACCAAATGTCATTCCTGCATTAGGAGCTACTTTTGCTGCTGCACCTAACCAATTACCTAAACCTGCCCATGCTTGACCCATACCAGCCATTAAATATGGCATGGCAAAAGATAAAGCAATCATTCCTATTGGTCCTATCTTATCACTAAACTTTGCAAATTTTCTAAAAGCACTTTTACCAAACTTTTTAACTTTAGTCCATAGTTTACTTCCAAGTTTTCTAATATTTTTAGTAGCTTTTTTTACTATTCTAGTAACAGGGTTTTTTTTAATAACCTTTTTAACTTTCTTTTTTATTTTTTTAACTATCGAACCCATTTTCTTTTTCTCCTTTTGTAAATGCGTATCCTTGTTTTTTAACTTTAACTCCGCCGAACTTATCGTAACCTAATCGTATCCAATTTATTTTCTTTTTATTACCAACTTGTTCAGCTAAATTTCTTTGTGTCCATCTATGTAATGTTAGTAAATTACCATCATTACAAATAGTGTCCATATGCCATATATTATTACCATTGTTCCACCAGCTTTCGTCTTCTATTAAACCTGTTCTTTTAAATTTTTCAGAAGAGTTATTATTCATAAAAGCCCAACTAGTATAAGCAAAAGGTCTATCTCCTCTTCTAAAAACTCTATACTGATTAAGTTTTATTGGTGGTAAAACTTGTTGTAGAATATGTTCAACATCTCCTTTAAATATATTTTTATAAACTTTAGCAGTACTTACTAAATGTACTGCAGCTTCTACATCATTCATTTTTTTTTATATTATATTATTGTCCTTGAGTCCATAAATCTGCTGCCCAGTTAGCAAGGTCAACTAAAGACTGTCTTTTAGCAGCAGTATCCGCTGCTTCGTTACCAAGAGCAGCTATAGTAATTTTAGCATCTCTATCATCATCATTTTCTGAAGCTTCAAATTCCCACTTAGCAGCATCTCTCATTTCTTGCCAAAGAAAAGATAATCCTTGATTACTAAGATTAAAAGCATTCATAGCGTTTGCTTGATTAACAGCATTAACTCCTGCAGTATTTGCTGTATTTGTTTGTCTTCTCCATTGTACATTAGATTGTTCTATAGCCATAGAGTTTTGTGCATTAAATTGGTCTTTTTGAAAACCTAAGTTAGAATTGAACTGGTCTATTTGTGCATTAAGTTGGTCTGTTAATCTTTCAGATTCAAGTTGATTACCAGCATTAATTTGAGCTATTTGATTTTCTTGAGTAGAATTAAACTGAGACATAGCATCTGCACGAGCTGCATTATTTTGTGAAATAGTTGAAGCAAGGTTCGCCATAAATTGGTCTGTTTGCATATCACTTGTGGCATTAAATTGTCTAGATGCATTTTCAGAAGCTTGGTCAGATAACATGGCTTGTTGTCTTTGTTGTGCAGTTAACATAGCAGCTTGTTGAGAATTACTAAGATTAGTCATATCAAGTTGTAAAAAAGACTGAGCATTTAATACTTGAGCTTGTTGTCTATTAGTTAATTCAGCCATATCAAGTGCTGCAAGATTAGCAGCATTTTGCATTACAGCTTGTTGTTCGTTTGTTAAATTTTGTAAACCAAATGTTCTAAATAAATTAGAATTAGAAATTACTTTTTGTTGTTCATTATTAAGATTAAGAACATCCATACCAGCAGTTGTCTGAGCATTAGCAAGAGCAACAGACTGTTGATTATTCATCCCAGCCATTGTCATTTGTTGTTGTAACTCAGCATTAGTTACAGCACCTTGTTGATTATTTGCAAGATTTTGTAATCTTACTTGTTGCTGTTGTTGTGCACTAGAAAGAATAGCTTGTTGTTGATTATTTAAATTAGCCATTAATAACTGTTGAGTATTACCAGCAGTTGTTAAAGCAGCTTGTTGTTGAAACTCGGCTCCTGTTAGTTGAGCTTGAAATTGTTGTTGTTTTGTTAATACTTCAGCTTGTTGTTGATTATTAAGATTAGCCATAGCTACTTGTTGTAGTTGAGTTGCATTAGCTTGTGCGATTGGAATAGCACTTTGAATAATAGAATTAACTAAAGCTTCTCTACCTATAGAAGAACGACTCATTCCTCTTGAAGCAAGGTTTGCATCCACTGCTTCAACAGCAGCTCTTGCCCATGTTGGAATAGTACCACTATCAATTCCACTTAATAAAGTTTCTAATTGTCCTGAAACAAGAGTATCTGCAGGTAATGAAGCAATTTGTGCAACAACACTTGTAGGTTGACTAACAACTGTAGCAGTAACAGCCGCAGGGTTTGTTCCTACTGCTGATTGAATATCACTTGGTAATGTAGATGTTTGCGCTTGAACAGTAGCACTTTGTCCTGTAACAGCACTAGCTAATGCTCCAGAACTTACTTGTCCTTGAGCAGCAGCAGTTATTACACCTTGAGCATTTCCAGCAGTTTGGTTTGCTCCAGACGCAGCACCAGTAACAGTACCTCTTGTTTGACCAGTAACTTGTTGAGTTAAACCACTTCCAGAAACACCTGCAACAGTTTGCGGAGTTCCAGCTGTTGCTGCAGTAACACTAGTAGGTTGTATAGTAGTAGGAGCTGCTATATTTGTACCTGTTCCAGTAGTTGCAGTTATATTACTAGGAGCTTGTACAGTTTGTTGACCAGCCGTTGTTGTACCTACAGTAGTAGGAGAACTCATAAGTTCATTACTCTGTACGGTTTGGTCAGTATATTGTTGTACAGCTGCAGAAGGTATTACAGGATTAGACGCTTGGTCATCAAGAATATCAGTAATAGGTCTATTACTTATTCTTCCTCTTGGTCGTGATTCTACTGGTATTTCATATGCCATAATATTTATCTTCTCTTTCCTTGGCCTTTATATTTTTTAAAACTTTTTCTCTTATGTTTATTCATAGAACTCATTTTTGGATTACGACCAATAGATGTTCCATGGTATATTGCTTCGTGTTCATTATAAGATTTCCATTTTTTAGCCATTATTACATTAAAGTTCTGACAATAAGATAACACATTTGAACAAAGACAGTTGAACCTATTATCCAAATAAACTTAGATAGTTTATCTATGTCTTGAGACATATGGTTAAGATGATTATCTTTAATCGTATCTATTTTTTGATTAAGTAATTTTAAATCACCTTCTATACGAATAATTGATTCTTTATTATCTTGTTCTATTGTCATCTATTTCTTTCCTTTTTTTTCTTTTTCTTCTTTTGGAAGCTCTTTTTTAAGAATATCTGAATAGTGAGAAATTAATATATCTAAATTATTTAAATCTGCAAGAATAGAGTTTTTCTTTGTTGCTAAAACTTGAAGCTGAGCATAGGCAAACTTACCTTCTTTATTTAATTTAGTCTCATCATACTCTTTATTATCTAGTGTAAACATTTATTTTTTTCCTTTTCTTCGCCCACATTAGTTTATATATTATATCATATTTTTTAAATATTGTCAATAACTATTATTCAAATCTTTCGTTAGTCATTCTTTTTGCTTTTTCTAGAAACTTTCTAATTAAATGTAGCTCTGCTTTTAATTCTCTATTTTCTTGTTTTAATCTGCACATCTCAACAACATATCCTTTGCCACCATAAATTTGTTCACAAGTTATTTTCCAAACATCTACTGAATCTTCAACTTGTCTTTCCAATTCTTCTATATATTTTTTATCAGTATCAACAATATTTACACTACCTATATACTTATATTTATGTCCAGTAAACTGTAGTGCCATTATTTCATTCTCCTAAAAATCTCACTCCACTTGTGTAACCAATCACGCCACATCTTCTTGTCGTTCTCTTTTGTTTTTTTCATATTTTTTGTAATGTCTTAAAGCTCTTGCCCATACAGGCTGAACTTCATCCCAATAAGTAGGTGATTTTTCTAATTTAAGTTTTTCTTTAACTTGTTTTAAATCCGTATCTAAATAACCATTCCAATCTACAGTTAAAAACCATTCAGATTGTTTTCCTCTTTTCCATGCTTCTCTTACAACTTTACAAAATACCATAAGAGGTGAATATTTTATTGCCTTATGCCATTGTGTATTGGCTGGATATTTAGATGGTAGAAAAGTATTTCTGATACTCATTAAGAATGAGGCATATAATATTGTTGCAAAAGAAGGTCTCCATTCTTGAGCTAAATTAAAAGTGATAACTCCAACCTCACCTAATGGCGTAACATCATATCCATTTAAGAAATGAATTAAATCGTGTTGTAAACAAGTATGTTTTAAAAACTTTTTAAATTTTGTCTTACCTTCGGTTCTTCCAAATACACCAAACTTAAATAAATCTACAGCTCCTTCTGATTGTTTTAACCACCCTTTAAACTCAGCTCCTAATGTATTCTCTTTAAATTCATCTTCATTTAATCTGTCTAATGCTGCTTTTTCTTCATTAAATATTCTTTCACTAGACTTATCTTTAGAAAATTTATGAAAGATAGCTTTTGCCTCTTTCTTATCTAGTTCATTAATAAACTTATAAATTAATTCTAATGGAGGGCTATTATCTGTTTGTAAGTGTGTAGCATATTCATAAATAAACTTTATTCGTTTTAGTATGTCGTTCATTCATTATTTCCATACCATTATTATTTTTGTATTTGTTGCATTTACATTTTTAATATTAACAGTTTCATTAATTAATTTCTTAACATCCCCAGCATAAACATTTTTAGTTCCATTGAGTTCACACTCACCGTCAAACCATAAATAACAATGTTCACCACTTTTAGATGTATCTACTGTTGCTCCATCAGCTAAATCAATGGTCTTATGTTTCCATCCAAAATCTTCTGACAATGAGCAGAATAAAACTGTATCATCTTTTAATATTTCAATACCTGCCTCTGAAGATGCAAGTTCCCAACCAACAGATGTGTCTGACCAAGTTGTGTTGGTTTCTGGTTTTTCAATAGTAATATTTAGATAATCTTCTCCTTGCTCGTAAGCAGCATAACTATCTTCTGAGTTGTTTGCAGCGTAAATACTTTTAACAAAATTTATATCAGTTTGAGTAATATTATCTTCTGCAGTCCATTTCCAAAATAATTTAATCTTTCCTCTAACAAGTTCATTTCTATTTAATCTCTTAAATACTTTACTGTTATCAGGATGATATTCTATGTTATCAAAGTGAGGTTGCTCATTTAGCTGTTGCCTCGACATTTCCTGCCCTACTTTTGTATTAGTAGCTACACATATTTGTAAATTGTTACCAACATTTTTAACTGTACCAAAATTAATATTAAAGACACTCATATTTCCTCTACCTCTTCTTGCTTTACTTGCGACCTCTTGTAAGGATTTTGAGGGCTAAGTTGTTCATTGTCTTTATCAGGATGAGGCATAATCCAAATTCCATCCTCTCTTTTGTGTAATTTATTTTTATCTTCTGTCATATTTTAAACATTAATAGTTACTGTTGTAGTTCCTGAGGTGAGCATCGTCCAACTTGTAGTTACGTACCATTGTGTCAAGCTACCTATTTGTTGATAAGTCATAGCTGACCTATTAACTGTTTCATTTGATGAACTTGTAATTCCACCTGCACTAAAAGTTATAGAAGTCCAACCTGAATTTGCTACAGCAGAGCCAATAGTCATATCGAGTTGATTAGTCTTTAAAATTGAATGTCGTATTGCAGTCCATGTAGGATTAAAACCACTCGTCAAAGCTGTACTTTGAGGGTTATTACTTAAAGAGCCATGGGCAGTTCCACCACTTGCAGCTGAGTCAAAACCTGTATAAGTTGTACCTGATGTGTAAGTTCCATTTGTCATCGTGTAGCTATAACTTGAAAGACCAGCACTTGCTCCATACCACTCATTAAATGACATAGCTGCGCCAGAGCTTTTACTTATTAAATCTCTAATATCAGAGTCATTAATAGTACAGTTTGAGCCTGTACTGCCTCCTGCTTCAATATGCATCTCATTAAGAGAGATTGCGCCACTACTTTGCAGAGCCATTATTTAGCCTCCTTTAATTCTTTAACCTCAGCCTTTAATTCTTTAATTGCCTCAACTAAAAGTCCAATTGTATTTTCATAATTTACTGCTAGATAGCTTTCATTTTCATTATTAATATCTTTTGTTTCATAAACAACCTCTGGTAAAACTTTTTGTAAATCTTGAGCAATCAATCCTGTAGACCTCTTACCATCTTTTTTGTAATCAAAAGTAACACCTTTAAGCTGACAAACTTTATCAAGAGCATCTGGAATTATCTCAATATTTTCTTTTAGTTTTTCATCTGATAAACTTCCATAAGCGGTAATGTTACCGACACAAATAAAATCACCGTCAGATTCTATTCTAGCTTTATTTGTTGTTTCATAAGAAAAGTCAATATCAGCAGCAGTATTAATTTGAGTTGTTCCACCGTCACTAAACCAAAATCTTCCTTTTGCACTTGTACCATTGTCATTATACCAAGCTCCTACTTTTAAAGCAGCTCCTGTATCTAATAAACCGTCAAAAGTTGTTGCAGTTGCAGTTCCTGTTATGGTTACTCCACCACTTGCAGTTTCAAGTTTCTTAGTTCCGTTGTGATAAAGTTCTACTGCTGCAGCTTGAGTACCAATAACTTGATTTGCATTACCTGCAGCATTCATAACTTTAAATTCGTTAGAAAGTATTTGTAAACCACCTGTTCCTGTATCAGCAATTATGCTATTGGAACCATCATGGTAAATTTCTAAATCATTATCAGTAGTTCCAAATCTTGCTTTAACATTATCGTTGAAATCTACACCTGTTGCTCCACCGACTGAACTTGCATCTGCCCATGTTAGTCCACCAGTATTTCCTGATTGTTTTTGTAAATATTGTCCATTACTACCAGCATTACTGATTTGAAGTCTAGCTTCATCTACTGCCTCATCAGCAATTTTAGCTTGAGTTACAGCATCGTCAACCATAGACGCAGTAACTACTGCACTAGCTGCTAGTTGGTCAGCACCTACAGCATCATCTGCTATTTTTGCTTGAGTTACATTATCATCTCCAATATGAGCTGTATCAATACTACCATCAACATAGTGTTCACTATCAATAGCATCGTCAGCTATCTTTGCTCCAGTTATTGCATCGGCTGCAATCTTTGCTGTAGTTACATTTAAGTCAGCAATATGAGCTGTATCAATACTACCGTCTGTATAGTGTTCAGAATCAACCGCATCATCTGCAATCTTAGCTCCTGTAATAGCATCAGCTGCAATCATACCAGTTTCAACAGCTGTACTTGCTATTGTAACAGCTCCAGCATTAGAAATTGTAACATCACCTGATACTGCTACTGGATTAAAATTAGTACCATCTGCAACCATAATATGGCCCGATGTATTTGTCCCCATAGTAATGTCATCACCACTTATAGTCAAGTCTCCAGTAATTGTTACACTATCTGCAAAAGTTGCTCCACCTGCAGAAATATCTGCTAAATCATAACCAGTACCACCAGTATTTACGGTAGTTCCAGGGTCTGCTTCTAATGTATCAAAAAATGTAAAAGGTGTGCCTGTAGCACTTTGGTCTCTAAATATACCTGCATATTTAGCAGTACCACCAACTCCATACTTACCATAGAATCCAAAGTCTACTGCATCTGCACTTGTACCTTGGTCTTTAGCAAGTTTTAACATTGCATCTGCTACTTCAACAGTTGTAGAAGAAACAGTTGTTGTTGTTCCGCTTACGGTTAAGTTTCCAGTCACTGTTAAATTATCTGCAACAGTAACTTCTGAAGTAGCGTGTCCTATCGTTACTGCTATACCTGATGTTTCAGTAGCAAGTTTTAAAGCTCCATCTGAATTTGTAATATACCCGTTTGTACCATCATGATAAACTTCTAAATCATTACCAGTGCCATATCTTGTTTTAACACCATCGTTAAAATCTATTCCAGTACTTCCTCCAACACTTGACCCACTTACAACTAAATCAATAGTACCATCAGCATCTTGATATGTTGCAGTAATATCTGTTTCTGTATTACCATCAAACATAGCTCCAACTGTATCTTGAATAACTTCACTTAAATCAATATTACCTGAGCCATCAAAAGATACTCCATGTATTGTTCTAGCTGTAGCTAAAGCAGTAGCTGTAGAAGCATTACCTGTAAGTGCTCCTGCAAATCCTGTTGCCGTTACAGTTCCTGTACTCGGATTATAATAAAAATCTCCATCAGATTCTAATCCAACATTACCAGTTGCAGAAGCATCTTCAATAAATGTAATTAAATTATTTTCATTTGTGCTTTCATTATCAGCTACAGAAATATGATTTGCATTTGTAGCAGTTGTAGCATTAGTAACTGTAACTCCTGCTATATGAGTATCAAGAGCTGTTCCTGCAATAGTTATAGCATCTGCTTCTAATGTGCCATTAATATCAGCATCGCCTTCTATATCAAGAGATGCTCCATCTAATTCTCCAGTAACAGTTAAATTTCTAATACCCGTGTAATCTTTGTTAGCATCTAAAATAACTGCTTTAGACGCAACAGCTGTTCCTATAGCTGTGCTTCCTATATCTAATGCGTTAAGTTCGCCAACAACTGCTGTAATACCATCTAGTGCATTTAACTCAGCTGCTGTTGAAGTAACTCCATCTAATATGTTTAATTCCGATGTTGTCGAAGTTACACCGTCTAATATATTTAATTCAGTTGCGGTAGAAGTTACTCCATCTAATATGTTTAATTCTGATGCAGTAGAAGTTACTCCATCAAGAATATTAAGTTCTGATGCAGTAGAAGTTACTCCGTCTAATATATTTAATTCTGAAGTAGTAGCTGTTACACCGTCTAATAAATTTAATTCTGTTGCAGTAGAAGTTACTACTACATCTTCATTTATCTTAGGTGAAGTTAATGTTTTGTTTGTAAGTGTATCTGTTGTTGCTCTACCTACTAAAGTATCTGTTGCTGAAGAAGGTAAAGTTAAAGTAATATCACTACCAGGATTACCTGGTGCTAAAGTTGTTTCATGTGCATCAGCAGTAGAACCTTCAAATATTAAGTTAGTTGTGATAGTACCATTAAATGCAACATTATCTGTAGCTGCATCCCCTAGATTAATTGTACCACCATTAAATGTTGTTGTTCCAGTAACAGTTAAATTACCACCAACTGTTACATTACCTGTAGTAGTAATAGCATCAATATAACCATTTGCAAAATATTTTGTAGAGCTACCTAAATCAATATCACTATCAACATTAGGTAAAAGTTTACCATCTTCAAGATGCATTTGTTGAACTGCTGCTGAAGAAACATCTACATAAAATTCAATATGATTATTTGAAGAATCAATTAAAACTTTATTAAGAGGAGTCGCAACACCAGCATCACCAATAAGACCTATAACAGGACCTTCACCAGTTGTTCCGTCATGTTTATGTCCAGATGTATTAACAAATGTTGCTGCTATTGCATCATATTCATTATTAAATAATGATGCACTAATAGTATCTCCATCTGAAAATGTACTTTGTCTTGTGTATGCCGCCATGTTTAAATCCTTCCTCCTGGGATGTAGTCTACATAAAATCCTGAAACAGTATATGAAGAGCCTGTTCCAGTACTTGATATTCTAAAATTATTAGTAAACCCACTACCAGTTAAATTTACTTTTTGTTGTGGGTATAATGTTTGTCCAAATAAAGCTGTTCCAAAAACACCTGTGCCAAATAAAGATGGACTAGATAAAGTACCTATTGATAATTCTGATGGTTGTGGTACATTTGCATCATCGAAATCATAACGACAAAGCAATTTTAAATTATTATTGGCTCCTTCTGCACGAATACTTGTTTTACAATAATATAATGTTTTACGAACACCTGAATCTCCGTAATCTAAATCAGGTGTTTTATACTCAGCACTTATAGTACTACCATTAAAATTATTTCCAGAATCGTGATTGTATATATAACCGTCAATACTAGAATGATAATAAACTTCATCACCATTTTCATCAAACCCTGAGTGAGTCATCCGAGCTGGTATGCCTGTACATTCACTCCATTCGTATAAAGGAACACCTTCAGAAGATATTTTAAATGTTCCTAGTATTCCTTTTTGTTGTAAATCTGCTGTACCAGACTTATAATAAAATAATCTGTATTGATTTTTTTCTCTAATAACCATACTTGAAAACGTAATAGTTGTTAAACTTGGAAAAATATCATCTCTAAATATAGGAAGTATCTTTCTACTAATAGAACCTAATTCAATATCATCAATACGAGCTGTTCCTGCGATAGTTCTTAAACCATCTGGAGAAAGAAAAATTAAATCTCCACCAATCTCTTGAATAGTTTTACCACTTACACAACCAATATTTTTAGTTACGGATGATAAGACTGCAGTTGTATCTAGGCCAGATAATTGATATATACTATTTTTACAAAATATAATAAGTTTATTACGAAAAGATTTTATACCTACTATTTGGTCTCCAACATCTACTGTACCTGCAGAACTACCTGTAAAATTTTCTGGTGATAACCTAGTACTCCAGGAAACTACTTGTGGATTTTCAGAATGACCTGAAACTATTAATCTTTCTCCAAAAATAGTAACTACTTCTGGGTCTACTGGAGCTGACCTTTTTACTTCTTTAAATGAATAAGTATGTACTCCTGCATTTGTAATTTCTATAACTAATTCACCAATCTTATTAGTACCATCAGCTATATAAAGTTTACCATATTGTTTATTTCCTTCATAAAAAGCAAACTCACAAAGACTTTGAGAACCTCTTGATACTGCACTTCCACTAGATAATTGAGCGGCAGTAGCTCCATTCTTTTTTATAACTTGAGATGATGCACTTGAAGCAAAATTACCATCTGCTGTCATTGATGTATCACTAGCAATACTTAGAACAAGAAACTGTTCGTTATTAATTAATATATCGTCACCTACTGCAAACTCTGAAGAAAAAGAAGTACCACTTCCAGTTATTGTAGCACCTCCTGAACTTACTGATACAGTACCTGTTTTAGATTGATAAGTATCTTTATTAACTTGTGTCCAAGTAGTACCGTCTGCACTATAATAAATATTAGAACCTTGACAAGCTACAACACCTTTAGCATATCTATATATACCTTCAATATCATCTGCATTTCCAGCTGGTTGATTGTTTCCAAATTTACTATAACCATTAACTCTTCTGTATCCTCCGTGAATAGAAGACTCAAAATTATTAAGTCTTTGTGCTACTCCTGGAGTTCTAAAAAGTAATGAGGTACTAGAAACTAAGTCTAACCCACCTTCACAATTTATAGAGATACCTTGTTCAGCCATTTAACAATTCCATGCTCTTCTTGACCAGTAGTTAGCCGAAGTTTTATCTTTTGTTCCTTTTATACCACTAGACCTAGCACAATAAGATGCTTTCCGAGCTGGGTTATTTTTTTTAATTGACATATTAGGGTCCCCAAAATTTACTTTAATAACTTTACCCTTATCATTTTTAACATACACTTTAAATTTTTTAACATCACCTTTCATGGGTTTGTTTAATTTAACTTTTCTACCTTGATATTCAGCCATATTAAATTATAAATTTTTTATTACACATAAAAACTTCTTCTATCATCCATTATAACAGGGAAAGGTTCAAGTAGTTGTTCTCTCATTGTTCTTAAACCATTTTGAAATTCTACATCTGCTAACTGAGCTTGAGACATATTATCTTTAAATTGATGAATATAGTATCTTGCTTTTGCTAATAAAACAGAAGTATATTGTTTTGGAAATACTACAGTATCACCATGTGCTGATAATTCTGTAGGTTGTGTATAAGCATAAAAATAAATTCTATAAACTCCATCAGGTATAGGAGATAATCCAAGTTTATTATTTTCTGGTACTCTTATTACTCTTCTAGGAATACCGTAAGATTGTGTATCACTTTTATCTCTGGCTTCAGATATTCCGTGAGTTCTTTGCCAACTACTTAAAGATAGTGGAGATAATTTATGTATTTCATAAGGAGCAGATTTACCTGATACTCCTTCTTCAGTAACTACCATATTATCCCAATCAATAAAACTATATTCATTTAGTATTGTTTGAGCGCTTCTTAAATCATACCATCTTGTTCCTGATGATGTTTCAATATAAGTATTACCATAATAATTATTAGAAGGGTCTCCTGCAGATAAAAAACTCCATTTATCTTCAGCGTTGCATATATCAAAGTAAGCTCTATTAATAGCGTCTTTAATATATTTTTGTATACCTAACGCAGAACTAGAAAAATTAGAAGAAGTTAATTCAACTTCATTAATTTCTCTAATTAAAGTATTAGTTAAATCCAAATATGTTCTAAATGGAGCAGCCATTATTTAATCCTTTACTATTCTGAAACTTTGTAAGAAGGGGTACCAATGTCAGGTGCACCAATATCAGCTTTTCTTCTTAAATCCATTTTACCATATTGTCTTGGATATTTTTCTTTACTATAATCACAAGAATCTACATTATTCCCTTCTTTTAAGAAAGGTAAATGTTCTGTTATAACATCAGTATATTCAATTCCGTTTTTCATTTTAGCCATTTTTTAAATTCCTTATTATAAAAGAAAGGGCGAAATTAATCGCCCCTTCTAATTATGTATTATTAGTCGATAGCGTAGACTGCTTTCACAATCGCATCGTCTCTAAGAACACTTCTTCCATAAACATGAAGACCTCTTACGATATCACCGAAAGTATCAGTGTCTCGTAGAGTTTCAATATTAAGGATTGACTGAGCAGTTGCTGTAGAAGATATATGTCCTCCTAAGCATTGACCAGTTGAGTTCGTGCCTGAAACTGCAGGACAGTTAGAAGATTTATACATTTGGAATCCTCTAATTGAACCAGACGCAACTAAACCATTTCTTACACCACCATCACCTTGATTAAAATCAGATGACATTAGTTTAGAATCAGTACTTGCTAGTTCTTCATAGAACTCAGGTTTTGCAACAAACCATCTTCCTTCTTCTGGTACAGATGAATCGTCAAGAAGTCTAGCCATTCTAGCCATAATTGCCAAAGGACTAATTTCTGAACTTCCATTACCCATATCAATAGGGTCACCTGAAGTAAAGTTAGCGATTGCTGAACCGTTTCCATCACCACCAAGTTGATGGTCTGGACTTGAAGTAGACACACCTCCGAACATTGTAGATAATACTTCACTGTCCATTGTGTCTTTTAGTGTGTACGCCGCACTTGAAGCGCCTACAGATGCAAAATTGACATGAGACATTCTTTCCTCAATGTCATCGATAATAAACTTAAATGAGTTTGCTTTATCAATAACAAGTGTCGCTTGGGCATCAGTAAGGTATTGTTTTGTTGTCGCTGCTGCTCTCGTATAAGCTGCCACAGATACAGTTGGTTCTTTAATGATTTTAACGGTATCGCCAAAACCACTAATTTCACCAGCGTAATCTGTATTAGTTATAGCTTCAATGACAGAGGATTTCCTGAAGAAGTTTTGAATCTTCTTCGAGAAAATTTCTGGAACCCAATATTCTCCTGTTTGGGTTGAAACTCCTACATCAAAGTTAGAGAGGTTTGCATTCGACGCATTTTGTAATGTACCCATTACTTCCTCCTTAGTTAGTTGTTAATTTAGCAACTAAGTACGAGTAAAATTAGTAAGTCGGATTTCCACTACCGCCATATTTTCTTTGGCTTATATCATTAATGACACGACCTTCAGACATAGCTTCTGTAATAGATTTTTCATTCTTATCAAATTCACTTTGAGACATAGCTGCAATTTGTGAACGAGTCCAAATCTTTTTACTTCCATATCCTATCTCTTTACTATTTTTTACCTGTATCATTTCTGAAGCAGGTACTAAATCGCCTGAGACATTCCTTTTAGTATTAGAAGATTTAAACTTGCCGACATCCTGTTTGAAGAGGTCGATTGCACGAGCAGCTAAAGTAGCATTTGAACCATTACTATAAATCCAACCTTTTATTTCTTCAGGTTGTCTATCAGCCCATTCATGAAACTCATCGGATTCTCGAATCTCTGAGAAGTCTGGGTGTAGTTTTTCTAAAGTTAACTCTGCTTCTTTTATAGAAATTTCTTGATTTTTATCCTGAAGAACTTTTAATTCTTCTTTTAAATCATCAAGTTCTTTTGAAGTTTGAGTATGAGCAACTGATTCAACAACATCGTAAACATCTGGATAATTCTTTTTAAACTCTTGAAGTTCTTCTTTACTTTTAGGAGCTTTATATTTTGGTCTATTAGCTCTTAATTGTGCATGAAGTTCTTCTTCTTTTTGTTTAAAAGAGTTAACCTTAGTATCATAATGTTTTTTTAAATCATCATACCTTTTTTTATAGTCAACTTTTTTATAAGGTTGAGCTTCTTGAGTTACTTCCTCTTCCTGAGCAGTTTCTTCTGTGTCTATCATTGTATCCACAACTACTTTAGGTTTTGGTTGTTTATAACCCATCGCATCATTTGCACCTTCGTATGGTTTTTGTACTGCTTCATCCATAGTATCATAATCAAGATAATCTTTTTTTTGATTATATGGATTAGCTTCTTGTTCATCGTTCTTCGGAGAAGTAGTTCTTTTTTTCAAAAGAGGGTTCTCTTTACTTTCAGTCATTTTTAATCACCTTTCGTTGTTATTGTTGGGGTCTTGCAGAATTGCAAGAGTAGCCGAAAACAGAGTGCCTTGGTGATTCCAGGGTCGCTCTATTTATAAAGTCTACTTGTAGGGGTTTTTCATTAAACCACCACGAGCAGAACTCATGACATCCGTTGGAACAATATCCATAGGAGTAGACTCCATTTGTTGTTCGTCTTGGATGTTCATATCTTTATCGTAATCATCCTCTGCTTTTGCCATCATCTTACGAAGTTTGTCTACACCTAAGTGTTTTACAGACTTAGCTGTAAATACAAACTCTCCGTCTGATAATCTTGCAGGGATTGAGTCGGATGTTTCTGTTCCTGGTCCATCGACTTCGCCTTCACCAGAGAATTCATTAGTAGCATTAGCTATAAACATTTTTGGAATTATATCCAATAACGCTGGAAATGTTTCTATAGCTTGTTCTAAAACTTGTTCATCTTCTGTAGTTAACATTGTTGTATCAATACTAACTTGTAAATCTTCATTATCTAGTTCGTCAATATCAGGTTCTTCATCTTCATCTAATACTGCTTGGTCATTTTCTAACATTTTATCTGTTTCTGCAACAGCTTCTACTTCTTCGTTTTGTTCTTCTATCATATCAACAGGCATTCCACTATTAGGTGAGTCTTGTAATTCTGGGATAACCATACCACCATCATCATAAGCACGATAACCAGGGTCATCTTTAATACTAAATACTTTTTCTTCAAGACCAGCTATTCCACCTGCAGCATACCTAGCTCTTGATGAATCAAATAATCTTTGAGGTTGTCCTGGGTTTTGTACTGAAGAAGGAACTTGTGGAGCTTGTAATCCCATAGTAGGAGCTTTAATTTCTCCAGTAATAGTAGAAAGAGGTTTATCTTCACTACCAGTTTTATTTGAGCCTGGTACTCTATATAATGCTGCGTATCCTGGTGTTGCCATAATATTATTCCTTATTAATTAAAATTCCCATTTAATTTTTATTCCTTTATCTTTTGATTCAGTATTGTAGCCTATGTTTGCACTAAAATTATTTTTATTAAATTCTGCACCAACCCAATTATAATTATCAAAACTTAAATTCTTTGTAGAATTTCCGTACTTTACTTTTGTATAACTAGGTCCATGACTAGATGAATGACCTTCTACAGATATTTTATTTTTGTTTCCCAACTACTCCACCCTTTTTCATAAAGTTTATTTTACGAACTATGTCATAATCTTTTCCTTGTTTTTTCCAACCTTGCATAAACTTCATGTTTGAACTAGAAACTTGAATTGGATTTTTAGGTGACATAGCTCCTGTATTAAATCGTATATATTTTTTATTATTATCACTCACGCTATAAATCCTTTATAGTTTTTCTTTTTTAGTTTTGCTAAACCTTTTGTTGGATAGGTATCTTTTAAATATTCTTTATGTAATTCTTGTTTAAATTCTTTTGGAAAAAGTCCATCTATTTCTTTAGGAGATATTTTTTCTTTTGTATTAAGCCAGTGGTCCCAATGTTTATCATACCAATCAGCAACTTGAATTTTCTTGTTACTCATCTGTATTTATAAATCCTTTTTTATGTGAACCATAAATAGTAAATTGACTTTTATGTAAAGGACCTTCTTGGATATTACTTTCAGGCATAACATTTCCACCCCATCTATATCCTTTTCTTTTAGCTACTCCGCCTTTGTTCATACCATTACCAAATTTTTTATTATAATAACTTTGAGATATGTTTCCCTTATCGAGAGCTTTCTTAGCAGCATCTCGAATTATCTTGTCAAAAAGATTACCTATTTTAACAGGCTGTAGTTTAATTACTTTTCTATCACTCATCTCTTATGCGGACTCCCTTTTTCATAAATAAAACCTTTGTTCCATTTAGCTTTATTAGTTTGAATTTTCATACTTTGTTTACTAGCGTAGTTTCTTTGAACTTCTCCTGGATTTTTAGGAGTAGGTTTAGGTTTCCATTTAGCTTTATTAGTTTGAATTTTAATGCTTTGGTTACTAGCATAATCTCTCTGAACTTCTCCTGGATTTTTGGGCCTCGAAAATAATGCAGCAAATTTTGTTTTATAAAAATCCATACTACCCTCAATATTCAAATAACTTTGTTGTTTTCTTACCAGCTTTTTTAGGTCCTGCAGGTTTTGATGCATCAGTCGTAAATCTATTATATCTCACCTTGTCAAATATACTCTTCTTTTTTACAGGTTCAAACCTATGTTGCTTTGTTCTTGCTTCATTTTTTAAAACAAAGCCTTTTCCCTTCCCTTCAATTTTATAAAAATTTGGATTGGGGTCGGATAAAAATTTATCAAATATGCCCATAGTATTATCTCCTTTTATTCTTTATTAGTATCATTGTAAGTTTTGGTTGTTTCCTGGAGGTGTATTAACTGTTCCAGTAAACTCCATTTCCCCTGGCTGCGGTACATTGCTTGTTCCGATTGTCCCATTGCCAGTTCCTTGACTGTCTGTTCCTGAAGCTTCAGGAGGTAATTCTTGAGAACCGTCCATTGGGGGCTGGTCGTCAGTTGGTGCAGGGTCTTGATTTCCTTGTTGCTGAACATTGTTTTGTAATCCTATAATTTTAGCATATATCTCAGCAGCCGCTGGGTCATTGATAACTTCATTAGGGTCTAAGTCTAAGCTATATGCAAGTTCTTTTATTATTTCAGAAATCTTAACGAATGGTGCAATCGCTGGATTCTGAACAGTTTGTAAGAACATTGTTAGCCTTTGAGACCTTACTTCTTTTTGCATCAAGCTTGAAGTACCTGTTGCCTTTATCTCTAAGTCACCTTCAATGTTTAAGTCGCCTTCGTAAAATTGCATATTCCATTGAAAGAAACTTTCACCAAGTGGTCTTAGTAAATAGTCATCAATGTTTTTGATTACAGTTTTTACGTTCAAGTTCGCTGCACTTAATAACATAGACATACCAGATGCAGTTCTTGTCATACTTTGCACACCAGTTTGTCCGTGAGAGTACGACGGAATACCTGTTGATTCATCAGCAAGTTGTCTAAACTTATCGAACATCATCATGTTCTCTGTTGCTGTATTTGGAAACTTAAGTCCATGTACAGCTTGTCCAGGCATACCTGCTTGTCTTCTAAATATTTTTCCAGGATACACATCCATTGACTGACCAGCTACAAGAGCTGATTCATCTATGTCAAAAACAAGTGAACCTGATAGTGCAAGGTTGTCAATAGCCATCCTTGCATGTCCATTCATAATTGCTTGAGCATCTGACATGTTTTCTGGAACACCGATACCAAAGAAACTATAAGGATTTTTTTCGTAAGGAAAAGAATGATAAGGTATTCTATAAGGCTTAAATGGATTAACAACCATTCTTAAAACCTTATCTTCAGTTACCCAAGCATTAATTTGTAATTCAGACTCTTCTGTAAACTCCTCTGGAATTTCCATACCAGAAGCTTCAAGTACTGACTTATCTACAATACCCCAATATTCTAAAACTTCAAATCTAGTAGAGGCTTCTGTAGAATCGTGAGTATCTTCACCTAAATCTAAACTTGCTTCGAAACTTCTGTTTTTATAATTGGGTCCTTTTTCCAATACTTCTAGTATTGCTTTTTTATCAAAGAATGGTCGGTTCAGCAAATTCCTTAATTGATTTCTATTAAATTTATGTCGCTGAATTGTGAACTCACATTCTTCAATATTCTTAGCATTTGGGTCAGGATAAAAATCCCAAAGACTTACATGCTCTACCTTCGGTACCTTTACTTGTTTAGGTGCATATTTATTAGCTCCCTCTTCACTCTTATTATAAACGTGAAGAGTTTTATTAAAAGTAAAAGGTCCTTTAATAATTCCAGTACCTAACAGTACGGATTCAAATATAGAATTTCTTAATTCGCTACCACCATTGGATTCTTCAATCTCATCGTGTATTAGTTTTTCCATACGACGAGCTGCTATTTGAGCTGGTTTTATTTGTGGCATCTCAGGCATAGGTGCTGGACCTTCTTCAAGGTCTGCTCCATTATACTCTTTTCTAAGAGATGCTAAAAAATCTTCGTTAACAGTTTGAAGAGTAGCTCCTGGTTCTAGGGTTTTCCCATCCCCTTCAAAACCAAGGGGAGCGATATCTGGTGTTGGGGCAGGAGTCTCACTTGAAATACCCATTCCCATCAAGTTTCCTTCGATAGATGGTGTGGGTTGTTGAAGACCGTCACCTAATTGCTCTTTTAATGGATTGAGATGTGCAAAAGTTGCTACACCTTCTGGTACCTTAGTCTCTTCTACAGAGATGGGAAACTTATTTGCAGAGAATAGGACATCTGTAATTTGTCCATAAGCTGCTAAAACCTTTGTTTTTGTTACCTTTACAAAGACTCTTGATTTTTCATGGTCTCTAAACTTAACGTTTTTAAAGTATTGTCCACGATAGTTGTGATATGATTCTAGCCACCTATCCTCTTCAGTTCTTCGAGAGGACTCAGCATCAGAAAATTTATTATAGATATACGCAGAAAGCCTTGATTTTTCTTGCTCTCTTGCTATTTCTTCTACGCTTTTCTTTTGTATATCATCACTATTATTATTATTATCTATAGCCATTTATCCCCATTAATTCGTTAAGTATTTATAAAATCTCGTAATTTCTATTATACAGTCATTTTAACTACTTGTCAAGTACTTTTTTATTTAAATATGGAAGTAACCATTTATTATCTCTAAATACTTGTATTAAATAATTAGAAAGACTGTTAACCACTACTTCTTCATCATTATCTGAAGATAGTGGTTGACCCTCAGTATTAAGCGATGAGATATAAACACATCCGTGAATTATCTCATGTAGCAATGTATTTGCCTCATCTATATCAGAAAGTCCAGGCTGTATCTCAATTAAATTTTCTCTATGAGTATATTGACCAAAACAATCTGTCATGTTTGATTTTTTAAATTGAGGTGCTTGTTCTTTAAGTTCTACATCTGCAAACCCTATTCTTACTATTTTACCGTTTAGTTCGTTTTTCTTATTTATCTTTGACATCTGAATATAGATACTCCTTCTTTGATTGTCTGAAATTATTTGATTTATTAGTGTCTATATCATCAACAGATTGACGACACCATTCTCTAAAACTATCTTCTGGTCCACCCATATCATTTAAACGAAATACCTTATAAGGCTGTAGTACTTGTTCTATGTTTCGTTTCTTTCTATATTTTAATAACTCTTCATATGACATAACCACATCATAAACTTCTTTTGTTTTTTTATTTCTAAATGTATAAGTAGGCATTTTTAATATCCAAAAGTTGGGTCTGAAGGAGTAAATCTTTTTATGTCGCCCATCTCTCTATATGCACTAGGCATTCTTGGCCTAGACATAATTAGATATCTTAATGCATCATATGCATGGTCAGATGCTTTTGTATCAACATCCTCTGGTCTATTAGGGTCACATGGAATACTTTGTAACTCTCTAATTAAATTTACACAGTTAGACATAATTTGTAATCTTGGTCTTCCTGTTTCTTTATTAGGTTTTAATTTTTCGTGTATTTGTATTTTACCTTGTATTCTATTTTTATCTGCTGGTCTAAGTTTATGTCCAGCTCTTACTAAAGTTTCACCAACTGTAGGACCTGTTGTTCCTGTTCTATTCCAAGCAGCAGTATCAAGAACACCTTGTATACTTTTACGCTCTTCTTGTTCCATCTCAGTTATTAGTGAAGCAAGGTCTTCACCTGTTAAACCTTTTTGATAAAGTTCTCTATAAATAATAAGAGTATCATCTTCAGGGTCTAAGGTTGCCCACACACAACAAGACTCAGCAGCGTAACCATAATCAATACCTTTATACTTTTGCCAATGATAAGGTATTTGAAATGGAGGTATGATATGTTTCTCTACATCAAACTCTGCAAAGGCTGCACCTTCGCTAACATCCCAGTTACCTTCCATTAATTGTTTTCTTTGTACTGGAGGTAGTGATGCTAACATCTGCTCGTATCTACCGTCTTCAGCAAGATACGGATTATCATCAAGTCTTGCAGGAATAAACTTACGACTTAAACCGTCGTTACCTTCAAAACTTTCATTAGGTGGTGATGGGTCAAGATATCTCTTTTTTACCCAATGGCCACCAACGCCTCCAGGGTTTGCAGTACACCGAATATAGGTTTTAATTTCTGGGTCAGTTGTCCTCAATCGTGATTGCAAATACTGAAGTGGAAACTCAGTTGGATACTGAGTTAACTCGTCAATTCCTATCCAACTATAAGCTTGTCCTTGATATCTGTACACATCAGCGTCTCTATCAAGATAACCAAACTCAAGTAATGCCCCAGAAGGAAACCGCCAAATCTTTTCAACTTCTCTAAACTTTGCTCCAGGAAAAGCTTTTGGATAAAGTTCTCTTGATTTATCTATAAGCTCTCGTAGTTCTGGCATAGACCTTCTAAGTAATAATGCTCTATGACTCGGTCGATGCATAAATCTTAATGGGTCAACTAACATTGCATAAGATTTACCACCACCTGCAGCTCCACCATATAACACATCTTGTTCTGGTGCGGCTAAGAAATCTGTCTGTGGGCCTTTGTTAGGTTTAAAGACAATCGATTCTTTGTTTTCTTCTATAAAATCTTTTACCTTTGTAGGTAAGTTCTCCTTAGTGCTTTCAGTTAACACAGGAGAAGTTAAAGCTTCTTTAGTATCTTTTAGTTTTTCTTTTTCCTTATGAAGCTTAACACTTAACCTTTCAATCTTTTTTCGTTTAGCTTTTAACTCTCTAGCAGCTTGAAGTTTCGCTTGATGCTCACGAGTTAAATGCCTTGGACTTTTAGAACCTTTAGGTCTACCTGGTTTTTTCTTTTTTATCTCTTCTTCCATTTTTTCTTTTTAATCTTTCATCTCTTTGTCTAAAAGATTCTTTCATACTGATATCCCAAAGTTTGTCTTCTTCTGTCCAATGTTCATCAAATGGTTTTCTTTTTTCTTTTTCTTTTGCTCTTCGTAGTAATTCACTTCTTATTTTAAAATCTTCTTCCATATAATATAAATAATCAATAGATATTTTTTGATAATAAACTTCTTTCTTTTTTCTTTTCCTTATCTACTATTTTCTTTAAACCAACAGCAGAGATACTTCGTCCTGTTCTGTACTGAAGTTGTTCAGCTGCTCCACGAAGAGATAAAGCACCATTTATAATATGTCCTTTTGCTTCTTCTAGAGCACTGAGTTGTTCAGGTACTGGCTCCATAAATCCTTCCATGCTTTCCGATTGCTTATAACCAAAAGGAATAGTAGAACTTGTCTTTCTTTTATAAATAACTTTATTCATTTTTTACTTCTTCGTATTCAGCATCCTTTGCTTCTATAATCATTTCTTCTTTATCAGGTAAAAGAAAAATACCACCACCCATATTATGAGTAACATCAACTCTTTCTCTTTTGCTAATGCCGACTCTATCCAAAAGAGTCTGAGCCGCCTGTAACTTAGCACCTACTTGAGGAATTGGTGCATCACTATCAAGTACATCCACCAATTTGGCTGCCGCCTTTGGAGCACTATGGGCTAATATAGTATTTGCAACATCTACTACCTCTTCCTTTAGGGAATCAAGTACAGCATAGTAAGATGTAGGTTCATAACCTGCCACTACAAGAGCCTGTCTAGCGTCACCTTTTGCTTCACCAGCAAGGGCACTTAGAAATTTTTCTTGTTTATCAGTTAGTTTTCTTTTCTTTTGATTATCTGTTGTTTGTAAAAAACTCATACTCCCTATTATAACATCTAGTTAACACTTTGTCAAGTAAAAAATAATTAATTTTGTTGTTGACAAAACCGATAACTAGGTGTATAATATAATTAGTCCCCCTGGGGGCGGTTATATACCTATCATACCTTATATAATCTATGAAGATAAACCACACCCGACCCTTGTACTCGCAATGGGCGAGGTACTGGTTAACATTTTAAGTCTCTCCCAATATTCCCCCTATACATTGCAACCCCCTTTGAAGTGGCTCAGCTACTGGTTAACACCTTTATCTAGTAATTTTGTATGACATTGCTATATATGGGTATGGGGGGTGGGGGTGGCTCTCGCCCTAACCTGCCTAGCCTCAATAGATATGTCAGAATCTATGACCTATATTCTATATATTTAAGATATTCTAACCCATTGATAGAATATCATGGAATTTTTAAAAGTCAAGCTCTAATTATGTATAAAATTTATATCTAGTTTACATACATATATCAAAAATCATACACATATTATATATTATTCATTTGACTAATATTTTAATTTAATCAATAATTTACAGCATTTATATAGATATATTTTTTAGATATATATTTAATATACATTTAATCTATTTTTATTGTTGACAACCTTTTTTAATAGTTTAATTTTGCATCATTATATAAACTTAAAAAAAGGAAAAATTAATATGACTTTTAAAAATAAATTATTACTTGGTAGATTTATCAAATTATATACGGGATATTGTAAACTAAATAATAAAATACCTACATATATTATAGATAAAAACAATAGACAATTAATAGATATAGAATATAGTTCTAAATAATATATACAATAATTATATATAACAATTAGCCCATTACTAAAACAAATTCTAGTAGTGGGCTTTTTTATGTTTATAGTGTTGCATAAATATCACAAGTGTTTCATAAATATCACACAATTAAAAGTGTTCATAATTCATTAATGAAATCAATAAGTTAAACAGCGAATGAATAAACTTATATTTTTTAAATAAAATATGAAAAAAAATTATAAAAAGTTTCTTTTAATTTCAATGACTTAAAAAGATTATAAAAATTAATATAGATTTTTTTAAATATTATGGCATATTCTAATCATTATGAAAAATAAAATTCACATAACTAGAAAAAATCATAAAAGATTTATTTCATTTAAGAAAAGACCTGATAAAAAGCAAAGAATGAAATTTAAAACAGTTATAAAAAACAATGATTTTAAAAAGTCAATAAATGAATACAAGGCATTGACAAGCCGAGCAAGTGCGAATTATGTTTTTCATAGAATGAGTTATAGAAATGAAACAAGTGGGAGCTTGGGTAAGTTATAAGAAAAAAAAGTAAAGACCTGATATAATACGCATAGATGTTTTTAGGCAATTCTTAAAAAAAAGAATTTTAGAAAATTTTTGATAGTTTTTATATCTAAAATATATGACTAAAAAAAACTATTAATTTTAATAACTAAAAAGGAATGAAAAAAACAATGAATGAGTATATAAGAGAATTACATGAGCATTTAGCAATTGCTCGTAGTTTACTAGAAGATAGCGAATTAGTAGATTGTATTGAAAAAAATAACCCTGATTGCATTTATGATACTTATAATAAAATTGGGGAATTAGAAGATATAGTATATAACTTAATAGAGGAGTAAAAAAAATGGAAAGTGCATTTGATGTAATAGTCATTGTATTAGTATTTTTATGTAGTATAATGATTGCGATTAGTGGCTATCCTTTTATGGCATTTATACTTGGTACTTATGGCATATTAAGAATAGCTTATAGCTTTTTAAAATTATTAGATTAATAAAGAGGTAAAAAATTATGATGAAAGGAAAGCATTATATTATGTTAGCAGATATAATTTGTGATATAATATCTAATGAAAGTAATTATGATTCGTATGGGAGTAAAGACTTACGATTCAAAACGGGCAAGTTAGGATATAGCAAAAAAGATATGATGAGAATAGTAAAAAAAGATACTATTCTTTATATAGTAGAAAATATGATTAAAAGATTTAAAGTTGATAATAGACGATTTAATGAAAATAAATTTAAAGACTATATTTATAAAGAAACATATTTTGATGTTGATTACAAAGAAAAGATATGGGCAGATGAAAAGGCAGAATTATGTTGTGGGGAAACACTTAGTGGAAGTAATTGTGCTAAAGGTTGGTTAGCTAAAGCAATAGAAGAAAAATATAGAGTGTAATAAAGGGGAATAAAATTATGACTAGAGAAGATTATATAAAATTCGCAAAGGGTTTTAAGCAATTAAAACAAGATGTTAAAGGAAACTATATTGCTGAATCTCATTTACAAGATTTTATAAATAGCACTATGGATATTTTTTATCTTGACAATGAAAAATTTAGTAGTAAACTATTTACTAATTATATTAATGACTAACAGAAGGAGTACAAAATGCCATCTTATGAAAATGTAGAAACAGATATTCAGGAATACCAATATCAAGTTTTTAATTATCGAGATAGACTAATAAAAAAGCTATGGAAAAGAAATAGCCGAGAGCAAAGAAGAGATTTATATAATTTGATTAAAGTATATAAGTGTTATGTACATAATGATACAGACTTAGATTTTTTATATGAATCAGTTGAGTATCAAGATATAATTGAGAGAGGTTTTTTTAATAATCAAAATATACTAAATGAATTAATGCAATTATGCCATGAAGTAAGACCATATCAAATTAATGTAGATGAACTAGATGTTTCTAATAATAATTTTGGAGCGAGAAGGTGTGAATTAGACTTAGGCAGTAAACTCAACGACTTATATAGAAACATTGAACAATGGTTGTTATATGATATGTTTGAAGATGATGTATTTACTTGTAATAGGTGTGAAGAAATTTTTCCAGATGATGAGTATAATTCAGAATACGAGGTGTGTGGGAGTTGTGCTGACGCATACCGAGAAGAAGAATATGATGAAAATTATGAAGATGAAGATAGTTGTTATGACCATGAGAGATACTGTTCGAATTATACAACACGGGTTGAAGAACGAATTGGAGTTAAGTATCGAGAAGATGAAACTATTGATACTAATTTGAATACTACTAAGGCATTGTTATATGGTGTAGAATTAGAGGTTATGGCTAGAAATTCAATGCCTGATGAGTTTCCTGAAACACTAACCGATTATAACGATTGGTTTTTATGTAAAAGAGATGGCTCATTAGAAGAAGGTAATGGTGGGTTTGAGATATGTACTGCTCCGAGTACATATAAATTTTTAAAAGATAGATTTTCAGATATGTTTAATAGTAATTATTGGACAGATGAAAATGGGAGTACCTATGTTAAGGGTTGGAATACTAATTGTGCAGGGTTGCATATTCATATTAATAAAAAAGCATTAACCCCTCTTGAAATTGGTAAAATGTTAGTATTCATTAATGAAAAAAAGAATAAGAGATTTATAGAAGATATTGCTGGAAGAAATATGAATCGTTGGTGTTTATCTCACCCCAAAAATGTTAAAGATGGGCAGTATCTAAATGACGATAGATACCAAGCTGTTAATACAAGCAATAGAAATACAGTAGAATTAAGAATATTTAGGAGTAATGTATCGGAGTATGGTTTTATGAGAGCCTTAGAATTTACTGACGCATTGGTACATTATTTGAAACAGACTTCAATAAGAGAACAAAGTTTAAACTATAAAGCCTTTGTTCACTACATGAAGAAACCAGAAGTTAGGTGTGAATATCCTAATTTCTGGAGTTGGTTAATTACTAATGGATATGTACTTGGAACACCTAGTCGGAGTATCGCAAGGCAATTTGAAAATGTTAGTAATGCCTAACAAACTTTTAACTTTAAATAACAACAATGAAAGGAAAGTAAATATATGTGTTTAATAATTAAAGCTAATAATCCTAGAGAGTTAGATGAAACACTTATGGAATGTGCTTATCAGAATAATTCTGATGGGTTTGGAGTTATGTTTTACAACAAAGGTAAAATCCATACGCATAAGATAGTTCCAAAAAACTATAAGGACATTCACAAAATGTGGAAGAGCTATAAAGATTTGAATACACAAGTTGGTATTCATTTCAGATTTACAACAGCAGGTAATACTTGTAGAGATTTATCACACCCATTCCAAGTCTTAAAAAAAGGTGAGAATGGAGCTGATAGAGATTTATGGGTAATGCATAATGGAGCAAAGCTACCAACACCAATGATTGATAAGAACAAGTCGGACACCCACCAATTTATTAAGTGGGTGATAAGACCTCAATTACTTAACAATCCTAACTTACTTTACAATGCCGAGTGGACGGAATCACTTGAAGATTTAATAGGCTCGGACAAGTTATTGTTTCTTGATGGTAAGACGCAAGAGTTTACTATCATTAATCAAGATGAGGGTAAAGATGTTAAGAATGTAGGTTGGGTGTCTAACACTTATTCTATTAGTCGTGGTGTTGGCTATGACTATGACATTGACAAAGGTAAAAAAGTTGTTAAGTCAAATTGGTTAAGTGATTATGATTTGTATGGAAATTATGATGGTAGTTATAGTAATTACGGAAACTATTCTACTAAATATAATAAATCCTACACTACAAATTGGGATAGTGTTGAAGATGACATAGATGTATATTCAAATGGTGAACCCTTAACTGATGATGACTTGGGACATTTAACAGTTGATGAAATGATTGAGATAGCTGAAACAAATCCAGTTGGTTTGGGTATCTTTGTTCACGATTTATATAACTATGGAAACAATAAAGAATAAGAAGGGAAAGCATGATGAATATTAAAAAACTTTATAACATTTATTTTGATTACCAAGATTGTAATCCTCCTCAATATTTAGGTACTACAAATAATCTTGAGAGGTGGTTAAAAGAAAACAATGAGAATAGACAAGAGGGTTTTAAAGAAACCCTTGATGACTTTTTAATTAAAGAATGCATGTGCTATTTGTATGATGACAAATAAAAAGGAAAGAAAATATAATGAAATCAAACACTTATAAAAAAAAGAAAAAACTTCTTGACATTTATGATGAGTCTGCTATACTAGATGAAAATGTAGATGAGTTTTTATTTGGGCAAGATGATGATACTATTGTTAGTGGAATCAATCAAGTTGAAGATGAAACTTACGATTAATAAATAACAAAGGGAGTATAAAATATGAATAAAGATTTTACATTTTTATTAGTTGCGTCTGGTGTTGTACTAGGAATAACTATATCTTTAATAATCTTAACAGTAAATGGGGTAATATAATCATGAGTAAAATAAAAAATTGGTTAATGGAAATGCAAGAATATTCTTGGTACTTATTAGATAAAATGCAAGAAGAAGAATTATCTTTAACACATACCAGACAATTATTTATTGATAAGTATGGTACTAACCAAGTAGATGTATTTGATAGTTCTTATGAGGGGTTATTGAATGAGTCGCAACTATTTTTAGATTGGTAATAGTAATGAGTATGTTAGAACATGATGAGTATCTTGAAAATAAATTTGAACAGTATCAAGAAGAGATAGGTGTTGAGTATGAAAAACATTTTTCAGATAATGAAATGTATATCATTAAACAAATTAGATTGGGTCAACTTGCTATGGATATTATGCGAGAGCAACTAATAGATTTCTTTAATGCAAATCCTTTTGGCATAGAAGAAAACTATGCTGACTATTCTATGTGTAAAGATGAAGAGCTACTTGAAAGATTGAATATAGATTTAGGGGAAATAAACAATGCCTAACGAATGGATGTATAATATCGTTAAAATATTAGATGAATATTATAATGCTAAAATAGATGAGGCTCAATGTATATCTAAAATAAATACTATTACAAATGATTACGAAGAAGAATTTAAATTATTTGAAAAACAATTTGACATTAGTTAAATAATATGATATAATATAATACTATGCTTAAAAGAATAATAAAAACATTATGGGTACAAAACCCCACAAAAGATATAGCTAATTATAATACTGAACCAGACCCAGAAGATTTGACAGTAGATAATGCTTATAAAACTAGGTGGATTTGGTATCACACAATACTAGGAATAGAATTACTCTTTATAATTATACTCTTAGCAGGAATTTTAATTACTTTAGCTATTAAATTATGATTAAAAAAATAATATTCTTATCTTTCTTACTTTTTTTTATAAGTAATTGTGGTAAGGATAGTGGGTTTGTTTACTCAAACGAACAAGAATTCGTAGAGCAAGTTATAAAATGTGCTAACGAGTATAACAATATAATGGGGTATGAGAATAGTATACCACTACCTATTGTAGTAGGACAAGCAAGTCTTGAAAGTGGGTATGGTACCTCAAGATTTGCAGAACAAGGAAACAATTTGTTTGGGATTAAAGAATTTAATACCGACAAACCTTATATTATTTCTTTAGATAATAGTAAAATAAAATTAAGAAAATATAAAAACAAATGTGATTCAGTTAAAGATTATATGCATATGTTAAACACGAGTAAGTTGTACCATCATTTTAGATTTGAAATAATAACACAAGACTTATCTAATAATCAAGATTTAAATAAATTAATTAATACTCTAAAGATATATGCAGAAGACGAAGAGTATGAACAAAAATTAATTAACACAATAAACTATCTTTATAAGAAGGGATATTTAAATAATGCCTAGAAAAAAAGGATTTACAAAGTTTGATATTGACTTGGCTTACGGACAAGTAAGAGAAAATAAAGTTAAAGATATGTTTGAGAACAAAACTATTGAGGTTAAAAGTGAAAGGTCTTGGTGGAGAAAGACTGGAAACATAGCTATTGAGTATGAGTATAGAGGAAAACCAAGTGGTATATATAAAACTGAAAGTGATTACTGGTTTCACCGATTAGAGTTAGACGAGGGAGAATTTTGTACCCTTGTTTTTCCTACACCTATACTTAAAAAAATTGTAGATACATACAAAGATAAACTTACAAAAAATGTAGGAGATAGTAAGGCTTCTAAGTGTGTACTCATACCAATAAAACAAATCTTTAATGAAACATTTTACAAAGAAGGAGAAAACAAATGAACATAGAAGCAGTAAAGACTAGAATTAAACTTCATGAAGGGTTCCGTCTTGAACCATACACCGATACCGAGGGTTTTTTAACTGGGGGTTTTGGACATAAGATACTTGACGGAGAAACTTTACCAACAACTAAAGAGGGCTGGGAAGAACTCTTTGATAAAGATTTTGATAGAGCATATGAAGGAGCTATGGAAATTTTTGAGGGTAAAGTAGATAACATATACACTCAAGGCTTAGACCAAAATACTATTGATGTAGTTAAAGGAGTGCTAGTAGAAATGGTATATCAATTAGGTAAGTATGGTGTACTTAAATTTAAAAATTTTCTAAAGGCGTTAGACGAGGGAGATTTATCAAGAGCCTCAGAAGAAATGCTTGATAGTTTATGGGCAAGACAAACACCTAACAGAGCAAAAGATTTAAGTAGTATTATCAATGGGTTGGAATCTTAAACCTCCTCCAGATAAAATAGATAAAGCTATTTTATTTTTAATTATATTATTTTTACTTTTACAGTTATAATGAAAACATATAAATTATTATTTGGGAATGACTTTGAAGATTTTGTAAGTGAATATATATCTTCTTCACTAAATGAAAAGAATATGAATGTAAAAAGAACTACAATTAAAAAACTATTTAGAGAAGCACAAACTTATTGGACATTAATTAAGAGAGGAGAAAGATTAAATGACTACGATAACAAAGGAAGCTAAAGAGTTATTTAATATTCTAATTAAGGGAGAAATAAATGAGGATAATATAGCATGGTATATACAAACAGTATGGGATTGTTTGCCTCAAGTAAAACTCAAAGATATTCAGTACCTTGATTATTTAAGAGAACAAAAGGAGAACATTAAAAAAAGAAACCATTTAAGAATTGTGGATAACAATAAAAAAGTTCTTGACAACGGAGATGAATCGTGATATAATCTATATAGATTTTTAAAGAGTTATTATTATAATATTAATAATAACAATAATAATATTTTAAAGGAATTAGAAATGAATAAAGAACAATGGTTTAAATTTGTAGAAAAATATAAGATAGATACTTGGGTGTTTATTGTTTTTCTACTTGCGGTATTTGTAATTGGATATGTTTTTTAATTACAGATAATTATATTGTTGACAAATGATTTGTTTTATGGTATAATTCAATTATAATAACATTAATAAATAACATTAGGAGATAACATTATGGCTACAGTTCAAGGTAAATCCTATTGGGCATCTATCACTAGACCCAATACAACTTTCGACCCTGTTTATCAGATTGACTTAGCAGTTGATGACGATGTCGCTAAAGATTTTAGTGGCAAAGGCATTACTGTTAAAGAAGATGAACGAGGAAAGATAGTTAAGTTTAAACGCAGAGTAAGTCGTGCAGACGGTACGAATAATCCTGCTCCTAAACTAGTCGATGCATCTAAGAATCCTATTGATGTTCTTGTAGGTAACGGTTCAACTGTTAAAGTTATGTACAAAGAATACGATTGGAACTATGCAGGTAAGACTGGTGTAGGGTTAGACTTACAAGCTGTTCAAGTAATCGACCTTGTCCCTTACGGAGAAGAGTTCGATAAAGTTGACGGCTTTGTATCAACTGATTCCGTTGATGAATTTTAATTAATTCAGAATGAATAGGGCGACAACAATGGATGAAGATAATAACTTTGTTAAGTATCACATAGCTTGTGATAAGTGTGGAAGTAGTGATGCAAGAAGTGTAAATAAAAACGGTAGTTCTTACTGTTTCTCTTGCAACACTTACTTTCCACCAGAACAAACAAACATAGAAGAGGGCGACGCAATGGGCATTCAAGCAGTTCAAACAAAACCAATAGTAATAGAAAATAACGCAGGTACTTTTAGTGCTATCGGCGATAGATGTATCAACGAAGACACGGTTAGAAAGTACGGAGTTAAGGTCATCAGCGAGGCAAGTGGTGTTGTTGATAGACACATCTACCCATACTACGACTCTACTGGTTCTTTATTGGCTACTAAAACTAGGTACGTCAAGGGAAAACAATTTTCGATAAAGGGTTCAACCTCTGAATCTGGATTGTTCGGTCAGCAGTTGTTTAATGGTGGTAAGTATGTTACCATAACAGAGGGTGAGATTGATGCGTTATCAGTCTATCAATTACTTGGTTCAAAGTATGCAGTAGTTAGTATTAAAAATGGTGTAGCTTCTGCTATTAAAGATATAAAGAAAAGTTATGATTGGTTAGACCAGTTTGATAATATTGTTATTAACTTTGATAATGATGATGTTGGTAGAGAGGCAAGTAAAAAAGTAGCAGAGCTATTTTCTCCTTCAAAGGTACGAATACTAAAACTACCAGAGGGTTATAAAGATGCCAATGATTTACTTAAAGCAAATAAATATCAAGAGTATATTAAATCTTGGTGGAACGCACCAGTGTATGCTCCTGACGGAATTGTAAAAGGAGAATCTTTACTTGAAGAAGTACTTGCTCCAGTAGTAAGGTCGACAGTTAACTATGGGTGGGAAGGTCTAGATGATATGACCTATGGTATCCGTAGTGGTGAGTTAGTTACTTTTACTGCAGGTACTGGGCTAGGTAAAACTTCTGTTATAAAAGAATTAGTTTATAATCTATTTAAAAATACTGATTCTCAAATTGGTATGATTATGCTTGAGGAAAGTCCTAAGATTACTGCACTAGATATTATGAGTGTCGAAGCTAACCTACCTTTAAGAAGACCAGACATTCATATGAGTGAAGAGGAAAAAAGAAAGTACTTTGACTCTACTGTAGGTACTGGTCGATTTTATTTCTATAAACATTTTGGTTCTAACTCAGTAGATAATATAGTAGCAAGAGTAAGGTATATGGCTAAAGCTCTTGATTGTAGATATATTATACTAGACCATATAAGTATGGTTGTATCCTCTCAAGAGTATGGTGATGAAAGAAAAGCACTTGATGAGATTATGACAAAGCTAAGAACACTTGTTGAAGAGACAGACATATCTTTATTACTTATCTCTCACTTACGCAGACCAGAAGGCAAAGGACACGAAGATGGAGCTGCGACTTCTTTATCTCAACTAAGAGGCTCAGCTTCTATTGGTCAGCTATCTGATATGGTTATTGGTCTTGAACGAGATGCTCAACATGATAACCCTATCATTAGAAATACGACTTGTATTAGAGTATTAAAGAATAGATTTGTTGGTATGACTGGCCCAGCCACTTACTTATATTATGATAAGGATACGGGTAGGTTACATGAAACAGAGAAGCCGACTGGAGAAGAGTTTGAAGATGAAAGTTTATAACAAAAAGGGCGAAGATGAAACGAGTATTTTTAGATGTTGAAACAACAGAAATTATTGCTGGTACCTTACCAGAAAAAATATTTCTTATTGTATGTAAAGATGACAAAGGAATTACATATTTTAAAGAGAATGATTTTGATAAGTTTACCAGTTATATTAATAGCTGTGATGAGTTTGTTGGTCATAACATAATAGGTTTTGATGCTCCAGTAATTAAAAAAGTTATTGGAGTAGACTTACATAAGACAGGTAAAGTTATTGATACTTTAGTTTTATCAAGATTGTTTGACCCAGTTAGAGACGGTGGACATTCTTTAAAATCTTTCGGAGAGAGATTGAGGTTTGGTAAGTTAGACTTCAAAGATTTCTCTGAGTACTCTGATGAAATGCTTGAGTATTGTATCAGGGATGTAGAGCTTACTGAAAAAGTTTTGGCTTATCTTATTAAAGGTAGCCCAGATTTTTCAAGTGAGGCTATTAGGATAGAGCATGAGATATCTAGAATAATAGCTCAACAAGAGAACAATGGTTTTCTTTTTGATTTAATGAAGGCAGACCTTTTGTTAGGTAAACTGAAAGAAAAGATAAATGAAATTGAACAAAAGGTTAAAGAAAGATTTATACCACTGCCAACCTTTGTCAAGATAATAAAACCTCGTTATCGTAAAGACGGTTCTCTTAGTACGGTTGGACTCAATAGTCTGGGAGAGGGGTGGGTAAATGTTAAAGGAGATTTTTCTCTTATAGAAATGAAAGAGTTTAATCTTGGTAGTCGACAGCAGATTGCTAGATATCTACAATACTTTGGATGGGAACCGAAGAAGTTTACTGATAAAGGACACGTTATTGTAGATGAAAAAGTTCTTGAAGGTATTACAGATATACCAGAAGCAGAGCTTATTAAAGAGTTTCTTCTACTGCAGAAACGAATTGCTCAAGTTGAATCTTGGGTAGAGGCAGTAGCAGATGACGGGAGAGTACACGGAAGAGTGATAACCAATGGTGCTATCACTGGTAGAATGAGTCACCAGTCGCCCAACATGGCTCAAGTTCCTGCAGTGTATTCTCCCTACGGTAAAGAATGTAGAGAATTATGGGTAGTTCCAGAAGGCTATAAACTAGTGGGAGTAGATGCTTCTGGTCTTGAGTTAAGAATACTTTCTCACTATATGAATGATAAAGGATATATAGATGCTATCATCAATGGAGATATACACATTACAAATCAAACTCTTGCTGGACTTAGCACGAGAGACCAAGCAAAGACTTTCATCTATGCCTTCATATATGGAGCAGGTGACGAAAAACTCGGAGCTATCTGTGGAGGCTCCAGAAACTATGGTAAAAAGATTAAAGCAAGATTTCTCAGAAGTACTCCTGCCCTTGCAAAATTTAGAGAGAGAGTGGACAGAGCTTCTGGCAAAGGTTGGCTCAAAGGAATTGATGGAAGAAGACTTAAAATCAGAAACAAACACTCGGCACTCAACACCTTAATTCAAGGGGGAGGAGCTATTGTAATGAAGAAAGCTTTAATTATTCTTGATAAGAAAATAAAAGAATTAAATTTAAAAGCAAGACCAGTAGCTAATGTTCATGATGAATTTCAGTATGAAGTTCTTGAATCTCAAGCCGAAGATTTTGGAAGTATTGCTGTTGATTCTATTATCAATGCAGGTAAAGAATTAGGAATTAGATGTCCTTTAAATGGAGAATATAAATATGGAAACAACTGGGAACAAACACACTAATAAAACTTTAGATACTTTAATTAAAGATATAAATAATGTTCTTACAAATATATCTAGTGGTAAAGCTCCAGATGTAAAAGAAGAACAGATAGATAAATTTTTAAACAATACTAAATTAGCTTTACTTGATTGGCTTCAACCGAGAAAAAGTTCTGGTAAAGAATTAAGAATGTCTGTGATAGGTAGACCAGCTAGACAACTTTGGTATGATAAACATTTAAAAAGAGATGATAAAGAAGAAGTATATGACCCTGCTACACAACTAAAATTTTTATACGGTCATTTACTAGAACATCTTCTTCTGTTTCTTGTTGATGTCGCAGGACACAAAGTTACTGACCAACAAAAGAAAGTACAAGTAGAAGATGTTAATGGACATATGGATTGTAAGATTGATGGGGAAGTAGTTGATGTTAAGTCTGCGTCTGCTATGTCTTTTAAAAAATTTAAAAACGGTACTCTCTATGAAGACGACCCGTTTGGATATATCCCTCAACTATCTGGATATGAACACAATGAAAGTACAAGTGGTGGGGGATTACTTGCAATAAACAAATCATCTGGAGAGATTACTTTATTTAGACCCGACGAACTAATGAAACCAAATGCAGAAAAATTAATTAAAGATTTAAAGGAGAAACTAAAAGCTAATGAACCACCTAAGAAATGTTATGAGCCGATTCCTCACGATAAGACTGGAAACTTCAAACTTCCTGTTGGGTGTGTGTACTGTCCTCATAAGTTTGTTTGTCATAGTGATTCTAATGAAGGCAATGGGTTGAGAGTATTTAAATATTCTAATTCCAATGTGTTTATGACAACTGTAGCTAATCTACCAAAGGTAGAAGAGATAACATCACAATATGAATAGAAAAAAAATAAAAATTTTAAGAAGAAAAACTAAAGAGATATTAGTTGAGTGGTTAAGAAATCTTTTACCAGAAGAAGAACAAAAAAAAGTTAACATTAAAAACATAATCTCATTGATGCCCACACAAACACATTATATAAATAACTTTCAATTACATTTAAGTGCTTGGTCTTTTAAATGGGTAATGAAAAGATTAAAAAGAAATCCTCATTGGACTTATGATGATTTAAATAAAAGTGCTCAGCCTAGTGAGAGACAATTAAGAAGAGAGAAGATGATTGATGAAGGCCCGATACCGCTCTAAGTTTGAGAAAATAGTTGTTGAAAAAATTAAAAGAAAAAAAATAAAATATAAATATGAAGAATATATTATTAAATTTGTTCAACCAGAAATAAATAGGACTTACTTACCCGATTTATATTTTCCAAAGACTGATATTTTTGTAGAGTTAAAAGGAGTTTTAACTTTAGACGATAGAAAAAAACATTTATGGATACAACAACAAACTAATTACGATGTTCGTTTTTGTTTTATGAATGCGAATAATAAAATAAGAAAAGGTTCAAAGACTAAGTATAGTGATTGGTGTGAAGCTAATGATTTTATTTGGTGTGAAAAAGAAGTGCCTTTAGATTGGATGAAATAAATGTCAACAAAAATATCGAAAGATAAAGCATATATAATATTAACTCCTAACACTCCAAGAAAAGGAGATGTTGGTTTTGAACTAATAAATTATACTGAAGACCCAGGAGTTGATACCATATCTCACGGTATAAAGTGGTTAGTTACACATAACACAGAGCTTTTATATTATATAGGAGCAAGAGAAATGGAAATGGAAGTATTAAGTTTATTAGCACAAGGAAAGGTAAAAAAAAATAATGACCCAAGTTTACACTGATGATAAAGTTATAGAGATAGTAGATAAAGTAAGAGATATTGTTTCTATAGATAGAGAAAACACACACGGAAATAAAAAAATTAATCACGATAATATTGCTAAGATGTGGTCAGCATATCTTGACACAAAAATAAATGGTCTTGATGTTGCATTGATGATGGTGTTATTAAAAACAGCAAGAACAAAAGCAGGGTGTCATAACCCAGATGATTATATAGATATGGCAGGATATAGTGTCATAGCAGGAGAATTAGCAGAAGGAGAAAATAACAATGACCAATAATAATTATCTACCTACTACATACCAACAATTTATTCACGCATCTAGGTATGCAAGATTTATAGATGAAGAAAAAAGAAGGGAGAGTTGGGATGAAACTGTAAGTAGATACTTTAATTTTATGGAGGAACATTTAAAAGAAACTCAAAAATATGTGTTGCCTAAAGAATTAAGAAAAGAATTAGAAGAACAAGTATTAAGTTTGGGTATTATGCCATCAATGAGGTCACTAATGACGGCAGGTAATGCTTTAAAAAGAGACCATACTGCAGGATATAACTGTAGTTATCTTCCTATTAACGATGTAAGAAGTTTTGATGAAGTTATGTATATTCTTATGTGTGGAACTGGTGTAGGTTTTTCTGTTGAAAGAGATTATGTAGAAGAGTTACCAACCATAGCTGAAGAATTTGAAGATAGTGATACTGTTGTCGTAGTACAAGATAGTAGAACTGGTTGGGCAAAATCTTTAAGAGAATTACTTGCTATGCTTTATAGTGGTCAAGTACCAAAGATAGATGTAACAAGAATAAGACCAGCAGGTGCAAGACTTAAAACATTTGGTGGTCGTGCTAGTGGGCCTCAACCTCTTGTAGATTTATTTGACTTTGCGATTACAACATTTAAAAATGCTGCTGGTAGAAAGCTTGATGCTCTTGAGTGTCATGATTTAGTTTGTAAGATAGGAGAAGTTGTAGTTGTAGGTGGTGTTCGTAGGTCAGCTTTAATATCACTTAGTAATATCCAAGACGATAGACTTCGTAATGCTAAGAGTGGACAATGGTGGTTAACTGACCCACAAAGAGCATTATCAAATAACTCTGCTTGTTATTCTCGTACACCAGACATGGCTTTGTATATGTCTGAGTGGAAATCTCTTTATGATAGTAAGTCTGGAGAGAGAGGAATCTTTAATAGACAAGCCGCTAAAGATAAAGCATCAGAGAATGGTCGTCGTGATATTGAACATGAATTTGGAACTAACCCTTGTTCAGAAATTATACTTAGACCTTATCAGTTTTGTAATTTAACTGAGGTAGTTGTTCGTGCTTCTGATACAGAGAAATCTTTAAGAGAGAAAGTTAGATTGGCAACAATACTTGGAACATTCCAATCAACTCTTACTGATTTTAAATATATTAGAAAGATATGGAAACAAAATACGGAAGATGAAAGATTATTAGGTGTATCATTGACTGGTATTATGGATTCAACTTTAACAAATAATCCACAAAAGAATTTTCTTTCTGGATTAAAACAAGTATCTATTGATACTAATAAGGAATTTGCTAAGAGACTAAAGATACCTCAGTCTACAGCCATTACTTGTGTAAAACCTAGTGGCACGGTAAGTCAGTTAGTTGATAGTGCTTCTGGAATTCATACAAGACATAGTCCTTATTATATTAGAACTGTCAGGTGTGATAAGAAAGACCCTCTTACACAATTAATGATGGACAAAGGAATACCTAATGAACCTGATATAACTAAACCAGATTCTGTTATAGTGTTTTCTTTTCCTACAGCTTCTCCAAAGAATTCTATTACTAGACATTCAATGGGAGCTATAGAGCAATTAAAAATGTGGAAAAAATATCAAGATGAGTGGTGTGAACACAAACCTTCTTGTACGGTAAGTGTAAAGGAAGAGGAGTGGATGTCTGTTGGAGCTTGGGTGTATGAGAACTTTGATAAAATATCTGGTATAAGTTTTCTTCCTTATACTGACCACGTTTACAAACAAGCACCTTATCAAGATGTAACAAAAGATGAATACCTTGAGTTAAAAAAGAAAATGCCACGTACTATAGATTTTTCTTTATTAAAAAATTATGAATCAGAAGACAACACAACAGGTTCTCAAGAACTTGCTTGTACTGGGGGAGTATGTGAATTAGTTGATGTGTCTGCTCCTCAAGAGGATTAATAATGAAAAGAAAAAAGAAAATTAATGAAGGGGTAGTTGCTAGTTATAGTATTCTAGTAAACACTAAAGGAGAATTAATATCAGAAGTATCGACTCTTCCAGAAGATAAGTCCGATATATTAAATGAAACTTTTAAAAGAAGTGAAGAAGAAAAACATTTTTATATTGGTTTAGTCAAAGAACTAAAAATAAAATTTCAAGAAGTTGAAAAGTGGATACAAAGATATATTAATTCTATTAATTAATAATGATTTATTTTTTGTACGGTACATTAAAGAAAGACCATAGACTACATTTTATTGTAGAACAGTCAGATTTTTTAGGGGAAGTTGAAACTGTAGATAACAGTTTTGATATTAAAGATTTTTCTTATGGTGCTTTTCCTATAGTATATAGAAAAGAAAAGGAAGGATTTAAAATTAAAGGAGAGGCTTATAGATTAAATAAAGATGCAGAGGAAACTGTACATCGTTTAGAAATTGGAGCTGGTTATGTTCCTTCTGAAATAAAAGTAGATTTAGATTTAACAGAAAAATGTGTTATCTTTCTTTATCCAAACGAACCAACAATGAATGTATCAAATGATTTTATATCTATAAAAAATAATATAAAAGAATGGACTAACTTATATTAGACTTCATCCAGATTTACATATCTATTTTCACAGAAAAAAGAGAATGTAGTTAACTCTTCCCCTTCTTTAAAACGATGTGATTCATAAACACCATCCACTAAATGAACCATATTCCAATGAACATAATTTAAACATTCTGTTTTTGTCTCAAAAGACTTTGTAAGATAGTCAGTGTATACTGGGTTTTGTGGGTCAGCATACACTAACATAGCTGTTATTAACCAAATCATTTTTTCTGATTGTTCTTAAATATATCCACGCCCTTGAGTCCGTATATACTACCGACCACGCCGACAAATAGCATCTGGTACCACATCGGGAGAGCTGCAAACTGTACAAAGAATATATCTATTTTTTCTTTAATCATTGGGTCGTCACTAAAGACACTCCATATTAAAAGTAAAATCGGGAGCGAAATTAAAATCAAAACGAACTCGTCTTTCCATCCATTGTCCTGTGATTTCCTGACAACTTGTTGATATTCAATCTCACCATTAGCCATCTTCTGTGCATGAACCATAGCTGCATCAGACTCAAGCATCTTACGCTTTTGTCTGTTCTTCATTATATGAGTACCAGCACCGACTGCTAGTTTTAGTACATCTAAAATCATTTAAACACCTACAATAAGAGCAATGATAATTACTACACCAACGGCAATAGCAATCTTCCATTTCTTTTCTAGGTCTATAAACCAATCTTTTATTTGTATTAGTTTTTCCATTTTTTTCTCCTTTTTTAAGGGGTGCTACGGTATTAGACACCTCCGATTTGTTAATCCTCGTGCATCCTAGAGCGTTTTTTTTTGTCTAGAATGCACTGAAATTTCCTCCTGCCCCAAACACGAGGTTATTTTATTTCGATTGTTTTACTCTTCTTTTCTTCAGGAAGATTAAGTTTCATCTTAACTAAAAGGATACCATCTTTAAATTCTGCATCCTTTACTTCAAGATGTTCTGCAAGAGTCCATCGTCTAGTGAAAGCTCTCTTGGCTATTCCTTTATGAAGGAAACTTTCTTCCTTATCTTTAGTCTCCTTAGAAGCTGAGACAGTTAAGACATCTTCTTTAACTTCAACATCGATATCATCTTTAGTGAATCCTGCTAAAGCCATTTCCAATTCATAACCATCAGTACCAATCTTACGAATGTTGTAAGGTGGGTAGCTCGGTGCTTCAAAGTTTGACATTGAAGACAGTTGGTCAAAGATAGAATCAAAGCCGACTGTTAAGTTTTTAAATGGGTCTGCATTAAATACCAGACCTCTTGTTGTAGGTATATTCATAATTAACTCCTTTCATTAAGCAAGTTATTGTTATTGTTTTTGTTGTCTTTAAGAAGCTATACCTTAAGCCTTCTTAAATCTTTTTGTGTCTAATAGACCACCCTTTTTAAATTGTCCAAAACTTTGAGTAAGCCCTGCACTAACTGAGCTAAGACTTCCAGTAACTCCAAAAGTAAATCCTTTTTCTGAATCTGCATATCCCAATCCTAGGTCATTTATTCCCCAACCATCATCAGTTTTACTAAATAAACTTTTATCTTCAGGAGGACTATATGTAGGACTATATGTACTTAGGTCATTATAACCATAAGTATCATTATCATTATTATTATTATTATTATTAGTACTACTACTGTCATCATCACCATGTGGATTTCCTGGAGAACTATATCCTCCATCATTGTTTCCACCGCTTTGACCTCCCATTCCAGAAGTATCTCCACCCATTCCATGATGTCCACCACCACCGTAATCAGGGAAAGCTGGTATTCCAGACTTAGTTTTTTCTCCACTACCCCCCATAGCTTTTAAAAGCTGTGCTTCTTCTGGTGTAATGTAAGCTAACATATGACCTTTTGGTGCTTCTTTATTTAATATCTTTGCCATCTTAACTAATTCTTTATTCTTTTTAGTATCGATATTTCCACCTTTTGAAACAGATATTGAACCAAAGTACTCAACTAAATCAAAGACACTGGGTTTTCTTTTACCCTTACCTTGTGTAGAATATTTACCTATAGTGTAAGCTCCTTCATTGGTTATCCCATAAGATTTCTTACCTGCTTTAAAGTATTCATCCATCCCTTTTCTTGTAGCATAATCTGATAATCTTGATTTAACCATATTATTTATTCCTTTGTTGTAATCTTTTTTTTAATTCTGTAACTTGACCACCCTTACTAAACCTAGTGGTAGCCTCTGTTCGTGCTGATGGAGAAGTAGCTTTTTCCCAATCAAAAGGCTCTTCATAAATAGCTCGTTTAAGTCCCATTCTATATAGTATAGCTCTAATAGTTGGAAGAGGTAATGTTTTATAAAAAGATTTTACCATCTCATCATAAGACTCTT